TGAGCTAAATCATCTCCATCAATATTACCATTTTCATACTGATTGATATGCCCCATTATCTCATCAGGATCAACAACAACTCCTCTTTTACCTTCACTTAAACCAATCATTTTCATAAGTGGTTCTTCTTCTGCACCTCCACGTTTAGCACCTTCTACTTTACTGATTATTCTTTCTAATCGGTTTTTGATTTGTTTCATGGCTTCTAGTACTCCACCAGGATAATCCATTTCATTATTGATTTTTTTAGCAAAACTTGCTACTTTTTTATCAAAATTAGGATTGTTACTTTGTTCATCTAAACTTCCATAATTCCCACCTGTTAACCAGTATAAAACAACATCTTTACCATATTTTTTAGTCATATTATTTAATATAGCTACATCCTGCTCATTATCATTTAAACGATGATAATCTTCTTCTCCTTTATTTTCGGTTAATACAGATTTAATTTCTACTTTGATTGCTTCTTTAAGTTGTGATTTTTTCATGCTAGAATATTTGTTATACATATTGTGGAGAAAGTGTCTCTTGTATTACTTTAATACGTTCTTCCGTGCTGCCTTTGATTTCAATCAGGTTTTTAATCCTAGTACCATATTTGTTTGTAAAGTATTTTATGGTTTCATCAATGGTAGTTCTGTATTTTGCATCTGTTGTTCTAACCCCGTTGTCTTCTATTTCTACTCCTTCAGGCGAAACGTAAAATATGTAATCGTATTCGTGTAACATGCAATATGCTAAATGTATGAATTTATCTTTTTCTAGATAGTTCATTGAATCAGAACATTGGGCGAATGCCATAACATCTAGAATAGTTCTGTCTGTTATAATATTTTCTTGCATTAACTCAGCTGCTCGTTCAGATAAAAATACTGTTTGTCCCTTTAATGTCGAATCTGTATTTAATGGAATACCCATTGACATTAAGTGTTTGGAGCGTTCTACTCTAAATGTGTAGTCTTTAAATTCAGGTAAGTCTTTTAACGCTTTGACTAGTGTAGTTTTACCTACACTCATTGTACCACAAAAACCTATTTTCATATTAAAATCTTGCTACTGCTTTCATTGATGGGTTCTTGTACCAAGGTAAACCTTCTTTTTCTTGGTTATATTCATTAAACTCATCTTTAGTTTTTTCAATGCCGTATAGGTAGTATTTTTTAGTAACACTTCTATCACCTTCATTTACTGGTCCTATTGCTGGTCCATCTGGATTGTGATGTTTCCAATTTATATTGCCTTGTTCTCTAAATAAATGATGAATAGCATTTTCTACTCTCATCTTCTTATACTCATAAATTTTTTCTGCTTTTGCCATAATATTGTTTTAATGTAATATACGAAAGATTTTTTAAATAGACAAAGCACTTTCGAAAAATTCTGGGTATGGGTCTTCTGTTTCTTCTAATATACTTTCTGCAACATATATTCCTTGTGCTCCTGATACTGTTATACCTCTTGCACTTAAAGCATCGCCTACAAAGTGTATGTTTGGGTAATCTTCTAAACTTAAATCATCATAATCTACTAATGGTTCAGGTGATAGATATTTTACTTCAGGCATGTATATTCCCCAATCATCTCCTAATGTTGGAAATACTTGAGTCATGTCTTCTATAAAATCTTCTATGTAAAAAGCATATTCACCTAATGCTTTATATAGTGAATCTGTACTATCTACTACATGAGTTTTAACATAATCACCTTCTGATGTTTTAGATGGTACTCTGTGTGATGGAGAGTAAAATGTACCTTTTCCATCTACTTGTAGTTTTTTAACTGCCTCTCTAGACCAATCAAATGGTTTATCTATATTTTTAATTTCCATTAGTATACCAAAATTAGTCATATCATTACGATATGCTTCGTCTTTTTTAGCATGACCATTGTAACTATAATCTCCATATGTGTGTTCTGCTGCTACATAAGCTGCATTATTATTTGTACAAAATGACCTTAATGAAACACCTTTACTATCATATTTTCTATATAATTTGAAATCGTATGATATGTCTATTAATTTTTGGAAGTGTTTTTGTGGTGCTTCAAATCTAACTCCTATTTGTACTGATTTAGGTTCAGTTGGTAACTTATATTCTTCAGCTAATTTTTTACCAAAGTCAATTCCTGATTTACCTACACCAAAAATTAAACGGTCATATCTTTCTTCTAACTCATGGTTTTCTTTAGTAAGGTACTTTGCTAATACTCTTTGATTTACAAAATCAATTGCATGTACTTTAGTTTCCCAAATAAATTCTACTCCATTATCAACTAAATATTGATACCAGTTTTTACCTATTTCATGTAAATAATCTGTACCAACGTGCCATACAGGAAATAATCTTAAACCAAAGTATGGTTTGATAAATTCTGGTTCTTCTTGAGGATCTGAACATTGTACTGCTTCTGGTTTAGGGTGAAAACGTTTAAAATTTTCTATAACCTGATCCATTAATTCCATTGCTTTTTTATCTCCACAATATTTTGATAATTGACCTCCTATTGATGTGTGGTATGTTAATTTACCATCTGACCATCCTCCTGCACCTAGCATTCCTGTCATTACTTCTTCAGGTAATCTGTTGTGTGGGTCTTTACCCATGTCTATGATTGTTATTTTACCTTCATATCCATTGTCTATAAGCTTAGTAGCTGCGTTTATGTTTGCTACTCCTGCTCCTACCATTACTGTTTTCTCCATTTATATTTGAGTTTTTTGGGTTAATATACGAAAAAAGAGTGGCATCTCCAAGGGAGACGCCACAACTGTCTAATTATTTTTTTAAAGCGACTGGTTATGAATCAGTCTGTATGTTTTTTAGATTTATCTTAGTCATGGGATATAATAAACTCACCAACTTTTGCATCTGCTATTACTTTTTTTATTTGAGCTAAATCTGCATCTTTAAAATCCATCCCAAATTCTTTTCTAGGGGTGAATTTAATACCTGCCTTTTTTAAAGCTTGTCTTACTATTTTAGTATCTTCTTTGGCTTTATCGCTTGTTCCTTTTCTTATGATAGCACCACTATATTTTTCTTCTTTTAATATTTTATTTTCCTGTACCGAAATTCCTGCTAGCTTTTGCCATCTGTTTACTTCTTCGTTTGTTTCTTCTTTAACGTCATCTTCTTCATAAGTTGAATCATATCCACCTTCGCTTACTGAATCATCTTCTTCATATGTAGATGCACTGTAAGTTTCATCCATTTTTTCTTCTTCATCTACTACTTCGACTGGTTTTTTACCATTTTTCTTTTCGTAGACTTTTTTAAGCTTTTCCTGCATTTTTCTGATTTCTTTTATCTCTTTTTGCATTTCTTTAACTGCTGATTTTGAGATAAGTTCAGATAGATTTTCATCTTCGCTGACCATTTCTAATCTAGTTTCTTTAGCTTTAGCCATTTCTTCTAGCTTGCTGATTTTGGCTTCCATTGCTACGATAGCTGATTGAGTATCTATTTCAGCTAGTTCAGCCATGTAGTTTGGCTTTCCTTTTTTACCTTCGTTTAAGTTTTGCATTTTTCTATTTTTATTTAATATTTTTGTAATAAACCATCTAAGTAAGCATAAACTTCTCCCATATTTAAAAATGGATCAGAATTATGTCTATCTAGTACATTACTCATTACTTCTTTTTCTTTATTTATATCCTCTAAATATGAAGCTATCTCATCTATAGCAATCTTCATTTGATCTATATCTACTCCTTCTTTAATATTATTTTTAGCTTCGTAAGCTGTTTTAACACTTTCTAGAGTTGGTAGAGCTTCACCTTGTTTTCTAGTGGAGTATCCAGGTGCATTTTCTTTTAATAGCTTACCTTCTGTTATTTTAAATGTACCTTTAATGTCATTCCCATCTTTTTTAAAATTAACATTATATGCATCAACTTTTACTGTGGTAGGAAGTGATTGAAGAGCAACTTTAAATTCTTCTTCATCAATAAGGGATTCATCATTTTCAAACTTTACAGTTTCTGTTTCACCAACTTCTTTGTTAAAATCATCACCACCTTCAAGATATATTTTAAATGCTTTCTTAAGGTAGTTTATACCTTTGTCTTCTTTTAATAGCTTACCTTCAGCTAATTTATCCATTAAAGCCTTAACAGATTGGAGATACTTGTCATCACCCCCAAAATCAGAATCAATTACATCTTCAAAAGCCTCTCCTCTTTTAGCAGCATCTTTTACTTTCTTTTTTTGTTCATCAGAAAGTTTTACAAATGTTTCTTTTAATAGCCTACCTTCAGCTAAATATTTTCTTAAATTAAAATTATTCATTTTAGTTTCTTCTTTTATATGGTGTTAAACTTTTTATGTATTCAGTTGGGTCAGATATTGATTCTAAGTCTGATTCTTTAAAAGCGTAGGATGATTTCATTTTACCTCTATAATTTAATTTTTCAACGTGGTAAAGATATTCACCGTCTTTTGTTTCTAAATTTTCAGGTTTATTAATAAAAACATCCTCAATTTGACCCACATATTTACCTGAGATGGTTCCTCTAGGTCTATCTAAGAAATAGTAAGTTGCTCCTTCAATAGGTTGAACAAAATCATCTATTTTAAATTTAGGGGATTGGTTCTCCTCGTGTAATTTACCTTCTGTTAGATATTTTCTTAAATCGAAATTATTCATTTTGTTTTTATATTATATCTTGTATTGTGGCAAAGTCTTTTGCTGTTAAAACATCAAATTCATAATCTTCAAAATCACCACCATCATAACGTATAGTTGATACTGCTCCAGCAATATCATTTCTTAATTCTTTTGAATTAGCCTTCAAAGCTTTAACTGCCTTAACATAATCTTCAAATACACCCATAGCTTCATCGGATACTTTTTCAAAATCAGCATCAACACCACCAGCATCAATTATACCATCATTTCCTACTTCAACTTCTCCTGCTGCCCATTCTGACCAGTAGTCTCTTATATTATTATCTAAAATATCCTGAACATCTAAAAACTCATCCTCAAATTCTTCTACATCTTGCCCTTGTAACATTGCAAGAGCTTCAATTGCTTCTTCTCTAGTTAAAGCACCTTTATCAATATGAATTTGTAAAGCTTTGATTTGTAAATCTAGTGGATCAGCTCCATCATAGAATCTATCAAGGTATTTATCATATATGTCTATAAAATCTTCAACTGGCATTTTAGGAACACTAGTGATGTTATCCTTTATATAATCTATTTCTTCATCTGAAGCATTAGACATAAGGGTATTATTTGGATCTACCATTACAGTAGTATCTACCATTATTTCTTCTTTTAATAGCTTACCTTCAGATAAACCTACTACTTTCATAGCTTCTTTTTCTTGTTCAGGTGTTATTAACTCTTGTTTAACATGAATTTTAAGACCATCTACTACATGGTCAAGAGCACCTCCACCAGATGTATCGATTTGTGCTTGTTTTACCCATTTATCGTCTAAATCCATATAATCTTGGATAGACACCCTTTTAGGAGCAGTTAAAATATTATTTTTAACCCATTCTGCATCATCTTTATTAAACCCAAAATCGTCAGGTGATGTAAGTACATCTTTAATATAGTCATTACCCCCAAACATAATAATAGGGTCAACCATTATTTGTTTTTTTAATAGCCTACCTTCAGCTAAATATTTTCTTAAATCAAAATTGTCCATTTTTCTATTTTTAGTTTTAAATCCGTAGAGCCTTTTATAATCCTGTGGATTTCACCCTTGGGTATAAATATACGAACTCCCTCTGTTAATACCAAAGGTAGTTCATTGTCTCGCTGGAATTGCCATCCATTGCCTTCTAATACTGTTACTGTTCTGTCTTCTTGGTCTGTGTGCCATATTAAAGACATTGCATCTACGTCTTTGGAAAATGTTCTTGTATTGTTTGTATCAATATAAGGATTATCTTTTACCAAAATGTGTTCATTTTAGAACCTAAACCTAATTGGTCAGCGTATCTGGGTAGATTACATGACCAGTATCCAGCCATTGTTCTGTCTTTTTTGTTCTTGCAGTTGTGACGTGCTGCGAATGAGTTTCTAGCTTCTTTGTTTTTAATTTTAGCTCTTAAACCACCTGAACCAAATGATACTTTTTTGATTTTTTTAGTCTTTGGGTCTCTGACATATACGTAATATGCTTTTGAGCCGCCTCGTTTTGGTTTGTTTAGTGGTGGGTCTTTTTTTTCTTTTTTCTTTTTCTTTTTGGCTTCTAGAATAGTGTTTATTCTTTCTTCTAGTGATTCTCCTAAATTTGTTGATTGTGTTCCACCTTGGGGTTTGATTAAATCATCAGCAAAAGCCATAAGAGATTCTGGTGTTCCAAATACAGGTGTACCTTTAAGTTCTCCACTTTCAATATCGATTACTCGGTATTTAGCTCTTCCTGGTTTATCTTGGTAAGTTGGTGTAACTTTTTCTAACTCAAATCTATATTCATCACGGTATCTAGATGGAAGTGTTTTAGGCCATTTTTCCTTTTCTATTAAAGCATCTATTTCTTCTTTATTTTTGAAATAAAATTCTCTTGGTTTAGAGGGTAAATTAATCATATCAGAACCCCTTTTTTTATAACTTATAATTTGCTTTATCATTTTTTGCTCAGTGGGGCTAAATTCTTCATTTAATGATTCAGGTGCTACATTAGTTGGTCTAACAATATACCCCATACGATAATATGATTTTTCACCTGGGGTTAATGTTTGTCTAAGTCTTTTTGCTTTTTGCTTTGCTTCTTCTTTATCAACAAAACTATGTAAGGGTTCATCTTTACCCTGTCCAATACTACCACCTTTTTTAAAAACCCCAAAGTATTTTTTTTCTTCATTTACCATAGGTAAATCTAAGGGCACTTCTACGCCTTCGTATAATCCAAAATGACCTAAATGTGTTTCAAGTAACCCCTTATCATCATCACTCACTTCGATGATGCCTCTTATCCAAAGCGCCCTTGCTTCTCTTATAAGCTCTAAATGTTTTTCGGATCCTATTCTGTATACAGATTCAAATAGTGAAATCTTTTTATCGATGTGGTGCTGTAAACCTTCTGATATAAGTGATTTGAATTTACCTTCAGTTAATATTGGCGCTTTGTCGCCACAAGTGTTACAACCACAATTACAGTCCTTTTTTTTAGGTTGTGATAGTATTTCTTTTATTAGGGATCTTAATCGTGTCATGTGTATAAATATCAATTAACTTGACTACTTACTTGTTCTATTTTTTGAATTTCTAAAGTGCCTTGAGTTGTGCCGTTATTTCTAGCATTTAAAAGTACTGTATGTATTTCTCCTGCTTTTAATAACATAAATTTAAGTTTTAACCCTCCAAAGGTAGGTGTATCTATTATTTCAATAGGTTCGTAATCTCCCTCTATGTTAAATAATTCTACAGCAGCTCCTCTCTCAAATGTTTCTACACTAGCAGGTTCACCACTTGATTTGCCTGTTAATTTAAAAAATGTTGGATTAACTCCTGTTAAGGATAAAGCAAAACCAGCTAATGCTACTACGGCATCATCAACTTCGTCGTTTGAAAATTGCCTAAATAAAAATTCAATGGATTTTAACGCAGCATATTTACCCCTAGCTTGATCATCTTCAATATCTCCTGGTGTTAGGTTATATTCAATGTTTTCGTTACCTTTTATTAATGCTTGAACCTTAGGTCTTAGTTCTTCAATACCCTCTCTATATTGATCTGCTGTGTATGATTTTTCATCTTTAGTAAGATTATAATCATTTTTAACTTTAGTATATTGTTGTAGCATTGCTTTAGCTTTACCACCTTGGGCAGCTTCTTGTTTTAATGAAACCGCAACTAAAGGTTTTTTAGCTTCTCCCCAAAAATCATTAAATAAATCATTTAAAGTTTCAACTCCTTCAATAGCTTGTATGTCACCAGGAGAAGATATTTCTATATATAAATCTCCAGGACACCATTTATCAGCAGGATAACCTGTTATTTTAGTTGCTTGGGTTCTTATTTCATCAAAATCTCCTGTCCTAATAAGTTTTTGTTTTGGGTATACTTCTTTTATAGCTAGAGCTGAAGATAAGGGTTGATTTAAAAATTTAATGAATCTTGTTGTATTTTGAGCTCCTTCTAAAAATTCTAATACTTCTTTTTTAACATCATTAGTTTCACCCGGTATTCCTTCTTGAAAACTTTCTATAAGTTGTTCTATTCTAGAATCAAAATTTTCAGAATCAAAAGGTGAATCTATATTTGAGGCATAAAACATGGATACTAGTCCTTCTTTTACATCTGTGCTTGTGCTATCTTCTTTACCTGTCCCTTTAATAGGAAGTAAATATTGTTTATCTTTAAATTTAAATTCTGCTCTACCTAAACTAGAACCTTTACCTTTTTCTCCTCTTTTATAATCTGTTAAATCCTTTATTTCGGGGTTATCAGCTAATTGTTTAATTAAAGCATAAACTTCATTTCTTAAAGTATCAGAAATTGAACCTTTAGGTGGTATTTCAGAAAATTTAATACCTTTAGGGGTAATTTCTAAAGTGCCGTAATCTGAAAATAAATTGGTTTTATTAAAAAAATCTTCTAATTCTGGGTTTTCTAGTAGAATGTTAAATTCTTCTTTTAGTATATTTTTCATTAATAAGGTATCCTGCTTATCATTCATGTCAGGATATCCTTTATTAAATTTATAAGAATATAATTTTAAAAACTTATCTATTGAATTCATTATACATCTATTTCTACATCGGTTGTATCATCTATTTCTACCTCTGTTGTATCATCTACAGCTACATCATCGCTTGTTCCTGCATCTACACCAGCTGCTGCTTCATCATCTGAACCTGGTGCTCCATATCGTAACATACGAGCTATTGCTTCAACTGCACGTTCTTCTTCAGGAAGATTTAGTAAATAATATTTTTTGCCTTCTATTTGTGCTATCCAACTTCTACCCATCCATATTAGATAAAAATTTTGATCGTTTCTTAAGTTAATTCTAAATGTAGTTGGTCTAGGTGCCACCCAGTCTATTGAGGATAAAAATGGATCAAAATCAGCTGTTAGTAAAGATATTATGATTTCTTTAAGCTCAGGAAATTTCGTTAGCTCATCGTATTCAACAGATGCTATTTCAGCTTTTTTTCTGTCTCTGATGACTTCAAAGGCTAGGCCTTGAATTCGCTCTTTAAATTCTTGTTTTGTCATTATTTTCTAAGTTCTTTAAGAATAGTTTCTGCCATTCTTTTCTTTTGCTTAGCAGTTGGACCTTTACCTCCACCTTTTCTTTTAATATTAGCTATTTTACCAGCAATTTTACCAGCATATTCTTTATCAACACCTTTTTGTTTATCTAAATCTTTAGATAATGACTTAAAGCTTTCTCTTAACCCCTCTTCTAAAGCTTCAACTTCTGCAGGGGTCATTTTAAGTTTAAGTTGACTTATTATTTGTTGTGCTGAGGTATTTGGAAGAGTTTTTAGTTTTTTAATTAACTTATGGAGTAAATTTTCACCATCTTGTACTTTATTTAAAGTTTTATCTATAATTCTATCTGACATATCAGTTTCATCTATTTTATCTTCTTCTAATCCCAAAATACCCTTTTGAAGTGCATCTGGTAGTTTACTTTGTTTACCTTTTAATCCTGGGTTGTCATCGTATTTGTCTGTTGATGCTTGTTTTTCTGGTATTGGACCCATTAAAGCTGCTTTAACGAGTTCATTTAGTCTGTTTTTATCCATTTTTTTAAAGTAATTTGAGTAGTTTTTTTCGGATTTTTCTTGAGCGTCTTCCATCATAGCATCTATTTCATCTAGCTTTTGCTTTTCTTTCTTTAAGAATGCTGCTGTAGCCATCTGTTTTTTCTTTTTATCAGATTTACCTTGGAATTGTGGTGCATCTGAATTCGTGAAGTCTTCTATATGATCACCTAAATCTGCATTTTTACCTAATTTTTCTCTAAGTTTTGTTATTTCTTTAATAGCCATACCATATATCACTTTATCAGGGTTAGGGTATTTTTTAATAAAATCTGGGTTTGATTTTAATACCGCTGCATATCTTTGTTTATATTTGTCTAATACTGCTTTAGATTCATCTTCAGTAAGACCTTCAGTTAAAGTGTAATTTACTTCTTGTGATGCATTCCAAATAGGAGTTTCTATTTCTTTTTCCTTTTCTCCTTTTTGAGTAATTCCTAAACCACTAAAAGCAGCTTCTATAGCTTTAGCATCTTCTCCTTTAACATTACTTAACTCCATTTTTATTTGTTTTAGAGCATATTCTAGTTCCCCTCTAGTTATTCCAGGCATTTCATTTAAGAATATTTCAAAAAATACATCTATAACTTGAGACGGTTGTAATAGTTGAGATAGAGATACTTTTAATTGGTCATAATCATCAAATATATCTAAAACATTAACAACATCTTGAGTTGCTTTTCTCTCAGTTGCTTCTTTAACTTCTTCTTTATCATCTAAGGTTTTTAACCTATCATCCCCAAGCATCTTGTTCACCATTCTTACTATGATGCTTTTTTTCTTAAGCTTATCAGGGAGTGCTAAAAATAAAGCTATTATAACTGGGGCAACTTCTACATTTCTATCTATTAATTTAAGTTTTCGTTTTAAATTAGGTTTTTTATTAAAAAAGGCCTTGACTCTTTTCTCTTGAGAAGTGTCTATGCCATTTTCTTCTTCCCCTTTTTCTTTACCCTTTTCTAAACCAACCTCTTCTTCACTATCCATAAAAATGTATCTACCACTTTTATCTTTAGTTGAAAATCCTAAACCTTTTAATTTTTCTAGTTCATTAGGTTTTAAAGTATCTATGTTAAGGATACTTAATCTTTTACCATCTTTTTGAGTAGAAGATTTATACATACTACCTAATAAAGCAATTACTTCATCTCTTTTACTTGCAATATCTGAATCACTAATTGCTTGTTCTATTCTATCTGCTACTACTCCTTCTTTAATTGAGGTAAATATACTTTCAGCTAATCCTAATTTAGCAGCGGATTTTCCTTTTTTACCTCCACCTAACATTTTAGCTTTAGCTCTAGTATCAAATTTAATACCTGTTGCTTTTGATATTTTGTCTAAAAATATAGATGGATTTTTTCTAATAGAAAGAATTAAGATAGCTAAATCTTTTAGTTCTTTAGAAGCTTCTTCATTATCTCTAATATCTTTTAAATCGCTTACTAATTCACTTTTAATACCTTCATTTTCAAGTTTATTATAAATGTCTAATTTAGGATTAATTTGTCCTAGTATTGTAGCAATTTGATTATTTCGATTTACATTATTAAAATTAGCTTTTGATGGTTTTGATGTTGTAGTTGTTGTAGATGATTTTGAAGAAGGAGAATCTTTGGGTTTTAATCTTTTTCCATCATCTGGTTTATATCTAGTGTATAAAAAATTATATATTAAATTTGGAATATTATTAGGTGTTTCTGTTGAGGGGACATCTTTAGCTGCTATATCTCCTATACTTACAGTTTCAAATGAACTTTGAGTTCCCATATTATCAACAGCATCTTGTACTGTTTGATTTGAAACACTGCTGTGTGTATCTACTTTATTGTAATCAATATTAACTTTTACATCATCTCCTAATGCATTTTTAACAATTTTTGTAATTTGTTCACCTGCTTGTTTACTAATTTTTTCAGCTGTACTTATTCTTCCATCTATTAAATCACTACCATCATCAGCTTGGTTACTATCTCCATCAGCTTGATTTGATACAGTTCCTCCAAAATCAATGTCTAAATCTATTGATGTTACATTTTTACCCTTTAAATCTTCTAATTGTTGATTTAAATCTTGTAGTGTTTTTGTAACTAAATCTTTTACAATTTCACCACTTTCTCCATCTGAAAGTTGGTATTCTCCTACATCATAAGTTTGAACTGCTGCACTATTAGTATCAGTATTATCTAAATTAGTATCACCAATATTTACATTAGCATCATCTAAGGCTTGTTCTACTTGATCTACTATACTATCAGAAGTTGAATTAGCAGCATCTGTTCTAATAATTTTTACATTTCCTGTTTGAACATCATCTGTGTCTGTTAAAGCATTTCCATCTCCAGTATCAAGAAAATCTGCATATGGGTCTTGGGCTGTGCCTGCTTCTCCACCTTTTGATACGTTCTCGTCACCTCCACCTAATTTTTCTATGTCAGCAACTCCTAAAGCAACACCTCCAACACCAATACTAGCAAAAAGAACTCTTAATAGTTTTTCTGTCCAGGGATATTTTTTAAACATTTTACGAGCCCACATCCCCTCTGGAGATTTTTCTACCTCTTCAAAATATTCTTTTGAACCAATAAATCCTGGCGTTCTTACAAGGTCTCCATTTCCATCTTCAAATGAATCAGGGGTTGATACTACGTATATTACATTGGGTTTTAAAATTCCATCTTCTTTCCTTGCAGTATCATTAAATACAGGCATATCATTAGCTGTAAAGTCTTCAACTTTTTTTCCTTTCCAAGTAAAGGTATCACCGGGTTTTAAAGATTTAATTTGTTCTGTTGAGGTAAATTCACCTAAATCCTCTTCATTTAAGTTCTTCTTAGTTTTTAGTATTTGAATAGTTCTAAGAAGTTTCTGAGGGTCTAAATCTTTTGGAATTGAAGTTATATCCTTAAAAAACCCTTTAACATCTTTAGTTTTTGATTTTACATCACCAATGGTAGACTTAATTTTTGACTTTATATTGGATGGTAATTTTGAAAATTTAGATTTTAGTTTTTTTAAGAAATTTTCATTTAAATTTTCCCTTAAAATATTATTTTCTTCACAGTAATTTTCAATTATAACTTCAAATAAAAGGTCAAGAAAATCCTCACTATTAGAATTTTCATCTTCTAGTAGAGGATTGTTTCCTAGATATTTGTGCAAATCAAAATTTTGCATTGTGTTTTATTTTTTATCTTCAGCTACTGATGCTTTTTTGTATTCACCAATAAGCTTTTTTATCTTTGTAGCTGCACTTCTTGCTCGGCCATGTGCTGCCTTACTTGGTTTTGAATGTTCTAATGACATTTCAGCCCATAACTCGGCCATTTTTAGATAGATTTCATTTGAGTCCATAACAATTTAATTTAATAATGTTTATAATAATATTTAGGTGATTAAGCCTCTTCGTCTGCAGCTATACTTCTTTCGTGTTGGATAATAGTATTACTAATTTGTCTTACTAATTTATCATCACCTTGCTCTCTAGCCATTTCTCTTGCTTTTTTAAGTAAACCTTCTAGTCCTGAATCATCTGCTGATTGTCCAGATACTTCTGCATCTACTTCAATGTCCATTTCTTCTGATTCGTCATCAATTTTAACATCTTTTTTAATGTCAACATCAATTTCATCTTTTTCATCTACATCAACATCTACTTCTTTAGCTTCATCTAAATCCTCTTCATACATTTCTGCTTCTTCATTTAAAATAGAAGTGATTCTTTCTCTGATCATGTCTTTAAGACCTTCTTTAGTAAGACCTTCTTTAACAGATTTTTTCTTTTTCTTAGCTTTTGCTTCAGCTTTAGCTTCTTTTTCTTCTTTTGCTTCAGCTTTTTTATCAAATGCAAGATCTTTTTCTAAATCTTTTATTTCTTTAGATACGTTTTTAATAGCTTTTTTATGGTGAGCTGCTTTTTCTTTAGCATCTTCATCTTTCATGTCTACTTTATCAAGTTTAGCTTCTTGCTTTTCAAGCTTTTCTTTGGCTGCCTTTAATTTAGCTTCGCTTTCTAGTAGCGGGTTGCTGTAAAGGAAACTTCTTAAATCAAATTCATTCATTTTGTTAGGTTTTTAGTATATTGATAAATATGTGGAAATCTATTGTCTGTGCGGTTTATTTTAGGATTTTTATGATTTTTTGCCCCATGTTTTACCTTTACCTGAAGCTTTACATTTTGATGGGGTGGGTTTACATGCAGGGTATTTGGCTCTTTTTTCTCCTTTTTTTCTCCCACATGGTTTATATTTCTTTTTTCCTGTTTTAGGATCTTTTCTTCCAGTGTTACAGTCTACCCATCCTGTTCCTTTATTACGTTTGAACCATTTATTTAATGATTCATCTTCTAGTAATGTTTCTGTAATTTCTTTTAAATCTTTCCAAATTTTACCATCTCTACATCTAACTACTGCACCTGATTTGTATGCTGATGGTTCATCATATTTACGGTCTGCGATTCGTAAACATCTGTCACGTTTTTTTTCTTTGGATTTTTTCTTTTTTCTTTTGGCAGATTTACGGGCACGTTTTTTACCCTTTTGTTGTTTTTTCTTTTTTCTTTCAAAAAGAAGTTCTTCTAGGATACCTTCAACTCTATTTTCTTGAAGATTAGTCATCGTCTTCCATATCATCTCCTACAGAAGCTAAATCATCTAAAATAGCTTCAAATGTAGTATCCCTTGGATTTCTACTTGAACCAAAATCAAATGCACTATAAGCATCTCCTTGATTAAATTCATCTGGGAAATATCGTTCCATTATTCTACTAACTTCACCTGAAATTTCTTGAAGTTTATCCATATAATAATTTAATTCTACAACTGCTTCTCCTGGAGACATATTTTCTTTTAATGGTTTTTCTTTAGCCAACATAGCCCTAACTTTTTCTGCTGTCTCACTATCTTTTTTATAATTAGGATTTTTTTCTAATTCAGCTTCTATTCTTGCCCTATTTATTTCTCTAGTTTTATCTTCAGTATGACCTTCTTTAACAAAGCTAAGAACACTACCATTAGATAAATGAACTACTTCACCATTCTGAAGTCTTTCCATTTGTTTTTGAGTGATTTCAATACCATCTCCTTTAGCTACTACTTTATCTTCATCTGATTTATCCTCAGCTAGGTATTGTTTTTTAAACCATCTATGTGCATCGAAATTATCCATGTGTGTATTTTGTTATAAATATTAATATCCCTAAGAAAAATTACTTTTTTAGATTATTTAAATATTCTAATCCTTCTTGTAATTCTTTTTCTAATTTATCTTTGTCTACATTACCTATCCACCTTTCAACTTCACCTGATTCAGTTACAAAACCATCGTTAGATTGTTCTGATTTGGCTTTGATAAAAGATTTGTATTCTTCTATTAATTTATCTATTTCTTTATTGTGGGTTTGAGTTTTATGATCTTCCCATTTACCCTCTAACTTTAATTTTGTTTCTTTTTCAGTAGTGCAATTTAAACACATACCATGGGCTTTAAAGTAATGGGAGTCTAGTTGTTTATTCATTATACCCTTACACGTAGGACAAAATAAAGGTACTGCTGCGGTTTTAAATTTATCTAATTTGGTGATATTTTGCTTAATACCATCCTTTATAGTCCATTTACGACCATTTTCTTCCCAAATATCACCTTCTTTATGAAATTCTTCTTGTTTGGTATAGCCTATACCTTGACCAGTTCGTTCACCACTTTTACCTTTAATAATATTACGTAAACGTTCTACGTCTTTTTTATTGAAATCTTTCTTTAAAACGTTATCGCTCATCGTCCTTGCCCTCTGTATGCTTTTTTGTAGTGTTTAGAACTTTTGGTTGATGAAGTTTTAGTTTTAGAGTGTATACCTTTTCTCTTTTTCTTTACACCTGAAGGTGCGTTTGATGTTAGTATTGCCATTTTATAAACCTAATTTTTTTAATTGTTGTATTGTGTTTGATGTTGATGTATGTAGTATACCAATTCCTCCTTGCGAATCCCACTCTCTTATAGTATCTACTCTATCATCTATTAATATTGCTCCTTCTTTGGAGTAATCTTGTTTGTTTTTAGCTGCTGCTAATATTAATTTTGTGCCTGGTATTTTATTTTTTACCCATAATCTTTTTCCTAACCTTGAACTATTTTCAGATGATGGAGCTGATAGAAGGGAAAATAAATTTGGTTTAATATAGTCAAATAATTCTTTACCATCTGACATCCAGGGAATACCAACCCAAAATCCTACACCTTCATCGTTTATTAATTTCCAAAATGCTTTTATACCATACTTATCTCTATATTCATTTGTAGTTAACCCATCTGAGTATTGTTCGAATCTAGCTTCAAAATCTGCTAATACACCATCCATATCACAGTATAAGGTGTATTTTTGAGGTTCTATTTCCTCTACTATTTTATTATATATTTCTTTAAGTTTTATCACATCCACAATTTGTCGTGAATATACGAACTTCTTTTTGCTCCTCCAAGGATTTTACGGGAGGTTTTATATCTTCTATGTTGAAGTCTTCCATTAACTCTCTAGCATAAGCTTTTAAACCAAATGGGTCTCCATTTTCTGGTTCATTGTCATAGTCACATTTATGACATATAAATAAATCATCCCCACCATCTACTATGTTCCAGCTCCAACCGCAGTTATCGCATTCTATTTTTTCACCTACTATTTTTTCATTTAAACTAGTAACTTCTTCTCCATCTAGGCTATCTGTCCAGTTTCTAAATGTCATGTTACCTTTTGTATATGCTTCTCTTTCAATATCATTTAGATTATCATCTTCCATTGTATTAGTAGTGGAAATGTTTTCTAATCTATCTTCTATGTTTTGAATATGGTGAACCATTTCATGTGCAAATGAACGTACAATATCTTTTGGATGTCTACCTTCAGTGTATAAAACTACTGTCATGTCACTAGGACTGTAATATGCTGTTTTGCCTAAAAATTGAGATGCATTTTCTTGATCCCCATGTTTAAATATGACTTTAGGTAAAGGTAAAATGTTCATACCTTTTTTTATCATATGTTTAGTTAAATCTTTTATTTGTTGTTTATAATCGATTTTACTAGAGTATGTAGCATTTTCATTTAATGGAGTTAGTGGCTCCGTTTTATTTGATGTTGGTTTCGGCGTTGTATTAGTTGATTTACCGTTAAGTATGTCTACTATCTTATCAACCTCACCTTGGGTTAAGTTTGCAGGTAGCATATTTCTAAAACCATCTAGGTCTGTTTTTAAAAGTTTTCTTGCTTCAGTCCCACTTACACTACCTCCTGTTGATACCTCTAAAGGAATAACATTATTGCTATAGTTTTTAACATATTTAGATCTTTGTTCAACATCAGCTTTATCACCATCATTTCCATCTCTTGACCCTATAAAGACATAAGTTTTATCATCTGTATGGTTTTTAAGGTAATCTTTGAGGTATTTAAAAGGGCTTGCTTCTATAATTTCAACGTTACTTATAGGAATAAGATTTGCATCATCATAAATTTCCCATATTTCTTTTGATTGTTTTTGAGTTATTCCATCCCTAACACCACCACCTACTATAATCTTAAGGTTGTTTATTTCAGGTGCTAGTTTTAAGCCTTGTAAAATTACTTCTAAATGACCTTTTGTTGGTGGTTTAAAACCACCCCCAAATAAAGCTACTACTTCTTTATATTCTTCATTTAATATACCATCAACTAAAAATTGAGTTAGTTCATTGATTTTTTTTTGACCTATATGAGCCATTGCCTTTGATGTAGCATCATCTATTGATAAAAATGATTTACCTACGTTTTTAATTGTAGATGAAATATCACTATAAACCCTATCTTTTTCAGTATCTTTTTTTACTTTTTTAGACATATAAGATTTATAAACTTCTTCCATACCATTTTTTCTACCTACTTTTTTTAAAGGCATTACCTCATTATTTTTTTCAAAGTATTTTTGGTATAATTTTTCCATTGCTTCTCTATCATCTTCTTCAAGTTTTAATCCTAATTCTTGTATTTTAAAATTAAAATCAGCTTGTTGTTCTTTAGATAAATCAGCGGGTTTAGAAACCATTTGAGACGACTCATAATATTCTGGGTCTGAATTTATAACATCTCCAATATATTTTTCTAAAGCCTTTCCTCCTTGTTGTGCTGCTTTATTAAAAGCATCTATTTTAGAGTTATCCGTTCCTGGTTTTGATGTATTATCTATTATGATAAAATTATCACCAAACATTTTTTGGTAATTTTCTATGTGAGGGTCATTATATGAATCAGCCCATGTTTTTAATATAACATATGGTGGTAAACTATCTTCACCTTCTTTACTTGCTCTAGCAAAGTTTTGTTCAAATGCTACACTTGGATGAGCATATACCATAATCATTAAAACATCATAACCTGCATCTTGAAGTTCTTTTACTTTTGTAGGATTATTAGCTGTAGTGTCCCATATAATATTTGGTTTATCTTCACTTTTAGCTAAGCTATCTACTTCTTTATTTATTTTTGAAGCTGCTGCTGCTAATGATAATCTTTGTTCAGGGTCTGGGTTTCTAGCATATTGGTCAGGGTTTAATACTACCCAACCTTTAGATTCAGCTGCTTTTTTGAATTTATCAGTTACAAAAGTTTTACCAACTCCTGCACCACCAGCCATGATTATAGCTTTAGGTTTTTCTTCTTGTTCTCTTAAATTGACTAACCCCATCATATGGTATAAATATTAGTCTTTTTTCTTCACTTGCGTTCTGAATTCAGTAAATATTGGTGAGTGTTTTGGGTTTTCTAGGTCAAATAGTCTTTTGACTGTATTGAATATGTCTATGTTTTCGTCTTGTGTACGTTTTGATTCATACATTTCCCAACCTTTCCCTTGAATTTTACCTTCTTTAGGTCCACGTTTGGATGATTTTAACCATAGAACTCCTAGTCTGTCTATTTTCTTACCAAAACACTCTTCATAACATTTGGCGTAAACAGCGGTCTGCAAATCGTAAGTCGTTTGTAAGTGGTTTGATGTTTTGAAATCTATAATCCATAGTTCATCGTCTATTTCACATACTAAATCGCAGGTGCCTGCTACTTTAAGTTCATCTGAAAATAGATGTACTTCAGCTTCTAGTAGTGTTGGTTTATATGTTTCCCAAAAATCAACAAATTTTAGAAACATTTGCCATACTGTTGGATCATACATTGGGTTACCTGCTGATGATAGAAAATTTAATTCTTTACCGTTTAGGTAATCTTCACACATTTCGTGTACTTGAGTACCTTCATCTGCTGCTTTTCTAACAATATAGTCAGCACTGTATCCTACTTTTTTAAGCCAGTCTTGGAAAAATTTACCTTTTGGGTAGCAGCTTAAAACGTATGTGATTGATGGGTAGTATTCACCATTACGTCTGTAATATCTGGAATCTGGTAAGGTTATTTGTTTAGCATCTTCAGATATTTCAAGTATCCTATTGTATTTTTTCTTAATGTTTCTTTTACTCATATTAATGAGATTTTCTTCTCCATTAAATCGTATTGATCTATTGGTTCAGTGTTTTGAATTAGCTTAGTGAAATAGGAAAAACCTAAATCACTTGGATCCTTTCCATCTAATTCTACAAGGTATACTTCTTTACCTTGGTTTAGTAAATATTCGCAATGTTTTAGTGATTGTTTTATAGCGTCAGTATCTAATGCTATGTATATTTTTTTAACAGTTGATTGTACTATTCTTTTTAGTAGTGTAGATTGTATGTTTTTACCTAGTAAAGGTATAGCATTTCGTTTTATTGCTATAGCATCGAATGGACCTTCACATAATACTAATGGCGAATCCCAGTTTATGAATAATTCAAATGGTATTATGTCTCTTGAACATTCTGGGTTTCTGTATTTTACAAATGGGTCTTGTTCAAATGAACGGCCTGTAAAATAGTTTAGTGTACCATCTTTATCATATGATGGTATGATAACCATGTTAGTGTATCTTCCAAAACTACAATACCCAATATTGTATTTTATAATATCATCGTCTGTTAGATTACGTTTTCTAAGATAATTGTATGCTTGTTTTGCTTTCAAATCAGTGTTACCTAATATTTGTTTGAATTCTTTAGGTAATTCTACTATGTTTTCTACTATAACATCTTCTACATGACTACCTGTTTTAACTAGTTTACCTAGTTCTATAAACTTGTCAGGTGATACCTTAAGTGCTTTAAATAAGCTTCTTATTGTTTTACCTTTTTTACCACATACCCAACATTGAAATGGATTAAATCCTTTCTTGTTTTCTGTGAAATTAACTTCTAGTTTTGGTTTATGGTGATTACAGAAAGGACAATGGTATGCTTGATTACCTCGTGCTGTCCTCTTCCCTGCTCCTAAAACTGTGTTGACTAGATTAACTAGTAGCTCATTTACCATGAATCGTAATATACGAACTATATTTTATAATTCAAAGTCCTTTGTGTAGAACTTTCCTAATACATTATCATTGAAATATTCATCGGGTTTTTCTAATACCTGGTGTACGAATTGCATTTGTGTTTCGTAGTATGTTAGTAGTTTTTTACTTGATGCCGTTTTAACAATATGACGTTCGAAATTTTCTATTGGCTCTAAATCCATTACTTCTTTAAGTAATTTATTTGAACCCCAATAATCTAACCAGTTTGATTCTTTTATTACTAGTTTGTAAGATGGTTTCCTACCTACTACACCTTCATATAATGCTAAATCTTTTTTGGTTAATTTAACTTTTCGATTAAAGTATAATACTTTTTTACCTATATAGGATTTACCTGTAGGTTTATGTACTATTCTATAAACGAATCCGAATGTGTTATCTGGGAAATCTGAAATTGTTGATATGGGTTTGCCGTCTGTATTTATCCATTCCATATATTTATTTTAGTTAATATTAAGATTTTATTATCCGTCTGATACAGCTATTACTCTTAATCCATTTATCTCAGTAGTATATAATTGGTCTAACTGATTTGGATCCACATCAGGTAAAAAATCTATAAAAATTCTAGAACTCGAAATAGTGAGATACCCAACAGAATTAATTTCTAGGTTATTACTTATATCTAAAGTACTAGCATTTAAACCTCCACTTGCACTTATATTACCTAATACTGTTAATTTTTCTCCTGGGTCTGTAGATCCTATTCCTACATTACCTCTATAATCAACTCTAAACCTTTCATCTAAATTAGATGGACTACCTGGGCCATTACCAGTTGCATTATTAGTATACACAACAAAAGCTCCTTTACCTTCATCTGGGAGGCTTCCAGCATCAATATTAGGTCCAGCTTGAGCACCAATTCTTACTTGAGGCCATTCGTTAACATTTGTGTCTGTAAATTTAAAATCAATAAACCCTTTATTACGCATAATATCAACAGAACTATTTGCCCAAAGAGTCATAAAACTACTGCTTTCATAACCATTACTTTGTGATTGTTGTATAGTTAAAGCGTTAGTAGTTGAAGAACCTGAGTCTGTTACTTGTTGAAGGGTTCCTACACTACCTCCGCCACCACCACCACTACCAATGGAATATGAACCTGTTCTATAAAATCGTCCTGTAGCTGTATCATATACTACTACTTTAAATAATGAATTATTATTATCTGCTACACTAGCAAATAAATTTCCACTTGCGCTAATTACTCCTGTTGATGTTATATTACCTGTAGTAATAGCATTAGTAGTTGTGTTTCCTGCTGTAGTTACTGTTTCTAAACTTGGGGTTGGCCCACTACCTCCACTAGAATATGAACCTGTTCTAAATATTTTACCCGTAGTTGGATTAATAGTTAGTACAGAAGTTCCTGTGGTAGAAGATGATGGGTTAAAAAATATATCTCCATCTATATTTGTAGATCCAGTTATAGTTAATGAACCAGATATTGTAATATCATAAGCTTCAGTTCCTGTAAGAGCGTCTATAGATTGGGAAATTTCTGAAGCTTTTATAGTTTGCCCTGTTACTATTCCTGAATTTGATAATGTTTTTGCCATGTTTATAAATATTATAGTTATAAGTCTAAGTTAACTAATATAGTTGTATCAGTAACATTAGAACTTTGTAAAGGTTGAGATAATTTACCTACTGCTACTAATTGATTTGCTTTATTGTATAACCCTACTGTTGTAATGTAGGGTTGAAAATATGAACCTGTTAGAAAGTTATATACTATTCCACTATTAGTACTACCTGAAATAGCTGATGGGTTCTGAGTGTAAGTATATTCATTTGGGTTAAAAGTACATTTATATTGAGATTCAAATATAGTTACTGTACTTTGAAAAGAACAAGTTACGTTGTTTGTTTTTGTTATTGCTGAGTTTAATATTGAAATATTATCTGTAAGTATAATATTACCCTGTCCATAAATTATATCTCCTACTTTTTGAGAACCCGATATAATTTTACCTTCACCATTATCTGTTAGAGTGACAATGTTAGTATCTTGTAAATATTTAAATTCAAAACTTCCAGGTTTAATGTATTCCCCAAATAAATTAGATGGGATGGATATTATACTGATAGAATCTCCTGAGCCTGTTGGGAAATATCTACTTGCAGTATATGTAGATTGAAGGAAATTTTCATACATAGGTTGGTAAGCTCCATTTGTAGAAGTTATAGTACCATCAGTATTAAAAGAAGCAGTAGTAACAGGTGAACCATTACTACCTGATATAAAATTTGAATAGTATAATTGTTTAGCTGATTGGTATATTAAAGCTTGGGATTGACTTGTAATATTGCCTGTTATTTGTGAACCTGATGTATAAGGAATATTTCTCCCTAAAAACCTATCTATACCTACATTTAAAGTAGTAAGAGTACTTCCACCTTGAAAAGAAAAAGATTTATTTACTTTAAACGGGGTTACTAAAACATCCGATGTGGTTAATGACTTGTAAACACTCATTCATCTTAAAAATCAAGTTTGACTCTTATTAAGGATTCTTTTGTAAAATCTTTAAGTAAAGGTCTTGAAAGTTTTGCTACAGCTACTAATTCATTAGCATCATTATACATTCCTACTGTAGTAGCATATACCTGAGGATTGTTAATAAAAGTATCATATATTACTTCTCCGGTTGAACCAGATATAAATGATGGATTAGTTGAATAATTAAACTCTGAATTTCTTGCTCTAACAAATACATAATCAGATGTAATAGTTTCTTCAGCATTTAATGTAAAAGAAGCACCTGTTGAAATTGCAGTAAACATAGAACCATAATTTACATCATTATCTGTACTATTTCCTCTTACGGGAGTTAAACCTATTTCTGCAGATAAAGCATCTGGGTTTAATAATATTGTACCCATTTCTGGGAGAAATAAACCATAAGAACCTGAGTTTGTGAAATATCCATTTCCATTAGCTGCTGATCCATTTGAACCAGATACTATTTGGAATACTCTTGTTGAACCTATAAAGGTTTGAGTTAGAACATCATTTGAATTATCTGTTAATTCAATACTTTGACCTCCTACTTCTAACTTTAAATTAAAAGTACCAGGGTACATTTTTTCTTTATATCTTGCTCTATCTATAGATAAAACCCAAAAATCTACGGGTTCATGAACATTAGTTCCATCCCCATATGAAAATTTAGAGTTTTCATCTTCTAAAACCATTGATCTATATTGACCATATATAGTTGATGAGGGTGATAATCTTGGATATTGAGTATCATAAGGAGTACTACCACTACCTAAAATATTTCCATATGCTATATCAAATTGGACTTCAGCTGCATCAGCTGTCGGTGTTACTTGAAAAACACTAATATAAAAATTTGCTGATGTACTTCCTGCTTGATTTGAAGAAGTATAAAATTGAGTTAGTGTTGGTGTTCCTGTTGACCATGCTGTAGATTGTACTGCATCAGCACTAACTACAAAATCTTCGGCGTCTAATCTTTTAAATCCCATATTTTATTAATTTGTTGTTGTTTTAGTAATAGTTAATGGAATTGTTATTCTAGCTCCACTATCTAAACCTACTACTGTTAATGTTGTAAATAATTGAGCATTTGAACCAAATAAAGTATTTACTGTAGTTGCTCTTAAATTAACTTGAGATCCTATTACTGTTGAGGATACATTTGTTCCTAATGTTTGTGTTGAAGTAGCATTTTGAGCTGTTGCAGCTTGACTTTGAATTCCTATTCCGTTAAAAGTAGCCATTGTTCTAACATCTGCTATTGTAGCTGTGTATCCTGCTGTTTCAAAAGCTGTTGCATTGCCTAAGTAATTTAAAGTTTGAGGAGTTATAGATAATGAAGCTCCTTGTCTTAAAGTTATAGATGCAAAACCTAAATCTAATACAGGTAAAACTGCTGTACCTCTTGGTAGTGTAGCTAGTTTATATTTCATTATTTGGTTTTGATCTGGGAATGCCTCTAGTAAAGGCATACCATCTATAGCTTGCCCATAAAAGGAAGAACCATTTTGATTTTGAGGATTATAAAGTGTATAATCTATTTCATCATCTGCGAGTGCAAATTGTGTTATTCTAAAAGAACCATCATTTTTTGCTAACAATTCTCTACCTTTTGTTGTTAAGATGGCATCAACTGTTACTACTTGATTGTTTAAATATCCCATTTGTGTTTAATTATATGTTATAAATATGTGTATTATTTGTTTCTAATCCAAATTATTTTTAATTTGATGTGTTATTTCCAAATTGTCTTGTAATAGAATTAAAATTGTTTGTGTTTAAATCTGTTGTTGTTGTTGACATAAACCCTCCAGCTGTTACTTGTGAGGTATTTTTATTAACTATAGTTGATACCTCTTGGTAATTTTTAGAAGATTTCCATATTAAAAATCCTAAATTTCCAATGCCAGCAGTTGCAACTGCTTTATCACCAGCAAATAAAGCCTTACCTGATGTATTTTTTGTTTTAGGGTCAAACATTATTTTAATATTACCAGTACCTACATCTGTTCCAACTGTGGGGTTACCTCCACCACTAAATGTAATTCCTTTTATTTCAAATACTCCTATTGAATTTAAAGGTGGGTTTGCTCCATCTGTTATTTTCCTAAAAACTTGATTTGGATTATCTACATTTACAGGAAATTCAAAGTCATTAAATAAAGTGATAAACCATCTTTCTCCTTGAACTAATTTGTTATTTATTTCAAATAAAAATGAACTTTCAAAATTATTGGAATTACCCTGCAGTTCTAAAACAGGTTCACTAGTAGAAGTTGAATAATCAGGCCCAAACACTGTAAATGATGGGTATTTTGCATACGAGACGTTTCCTCCGTTGTATTTTTGAATTGTTAAATAATTATGATCCTGTTGCCATATAAAATAATTCCAGGTAGGTGGGTTAAAACTCCTTCGATAAGAACCACTACCCCCATAAATAGATATTGATGGGGCTTCTATAGTTGTTTCTATTATTTCGGCAACTTTAGGTAAAACTGGAGTTCCTGTTGAAGCATATTGAATAGGCACTAATTGTGATCCTACAGGATAGCTATTATTTAATACATTATAATAATCATCTCTTTCTTCTATAAAAGATGCAGATGCATTGTAGGTTGTATCACTTCCACTCCAAATATAATTATAAATTGTTTGGTTTAATACATTAGTTCCTGGGTTTACGCTTCTAACAGATGAAATATCACTTACTTCTAATATTAAGTTTGCTAATTTAAAACTACCTCCAAATGGTATTTCGGGGGATGTTCCTCCTGCCCAATCAAATTCAACTATAGTATTATCTTTAGAATCAACTGAAGGTAATTGACCAAAAGTTCCTACATTAGTAGGCACTCTATCCCATAATAAACCAGCTAAGGGGTTATATACATTAAAATCACTAGATTGGTTTTTAGCTCCAATATACTTAGGTATAAGTGAGGATAATGAAGTATAATATGATCTAGGAACTGTTCCTTTAGATGCTGATCCTAATAATATTTGAGGATAATTTATTGCTACTGTTGTAGAAGTAGAATAATCTAAATCCTGTAGAAATTTATTAGTTGAATATTGATTTGCATTATTTAATAAAACCTCAGCATCAGAGTTTTGAAATTTGAATTTTAGAAAAGGTTCTAATGTAGATTGATTAAAATTTCCTGTAGTCTCAGAAGAACTAATTATCATAGATCCTGTAGCAAGAACTCCAAAAGAAGTTGCACCTTGGGAAGTTCTAAACCAACCAGCAAAAACATATTGATTTATAGGAATAAAAGCTTCAGTTGTAAGTGTAATGTTATTATTACCTTGAAATGCAAGAGATGAGGTAATTAAACCCAGCCCAGTTCTAGTATTTCCTGAGTAACTAGCAGAAAAAATTCCTATATAATAATTATTTGTTGTGTTTGTAGTAGAGATGTCAATACTTGCAGTTATTTGAATTGGTTTTTCTTGTAATGTATTTATTCTAGCTCCCTGATTAGTTCCTTGACTTATACGTTGGATGGCTCTATTAGAATTTATAACTGTTGTTGATGAATTACATAAGTTTATAGGTGCAACAGAGCTCATACCTGGATAAGAGGAAAAAGATGCAGTTAAATTTTCGGTATATCTATACTGTATAGATCCAGTTGCACTGTTATCTATTTTAGATCCTGAAGCAGGAATAGCTGTATATGTGTAAAAATAAGGGTTTTCACTTATACCAATAACATTAAAATCAGCTTTATCACCATTACTTGATGGTATAGATAAAAATGATAATTGAGATAAAGTGCTACTATTATTGTTTCCATTAGCATCAAGTTTTGGTATTTTAATGTAAGTTAAATTATCAGTTGTTCCTGAGCCTGTTGGTGTTGGAGTTGGTAGATTATTAGTTAAAACATTAATAGTATTACTAAAAATTGATTCATTATTAGCACCATCAAATGCACTTACATAAAAACTATAATTTGTATTAGCAGTTAACCCAGTTACAGTATGTGAAGGGGTTGCGGATGCAGGGATGTTAAGTAATGATAATCCATCTTGATAAATTTTGTAAGCAGTAACTCCTACATTATCAGTAGCTGCTGTCCAAGATAAATTAGTTGTAGTAGAAGTAGTGCCTGATGCATTTAAGTTTGTAGGTGCTGTTGGGTCTGTTGTATCTGTTGTTTGTGTAGTTAATGTATTGGTAGTTCCAGAATCATTACCAGCTGGATCTTGGGCATAAACTCTAAATTCATATTGAGTAAAAGGAGAAAGTCCTGTTAAAGTTGCAGTTTGTGCACTATAAGCATTTCCAGTATGAAGATAAAAATTTGAAGGATTAGTATTTGGAACAAATGAACCAACTCCTGCAGTTCTAAATTCAATATAATATTTTAATCCTGTTATTCCATATATAGCATCATTAGAACCATCCCAATTTAATTGTATAGTATTTTCTGTTATAGTTCCTGCAGTTAAATTAGAAGGGTCATCTGGGGGGTTAGGGTCAGCTGGCGTAGTAGTTGTATATGTTCTTACAGCAGAATATCCTAATGTAGTTTGATTAGTTGGAAGAGTACTATCTCTAAATCTAAATTTAAAGTCATATTGAGTATTAAATGATAAACCTGTATATGTTACCGAATTAATAAAGTTTTGCGCATTTACTTTTTCATTATTTGCAGTAGGACTTGGGTTTTGAATGGTAGCATCAACCCAAGTACTAGTTCCTGTTTGTCTTTGAAAAAATTGAGTATATATTGGGGTGTTACCTGATGTACCAGTAGCTTCATAGTACTGCATTTCTACTGTAGTAGTAGTAACAGTTGCACCTGGAGACAAAAACCAGACGGGTGGTGTTGGATTAATAGACATTATTCGAAATTATTATAAATTGATATAAACCCATCTATAGGGTCATTATTTAAAGAATTAAAATCATTCTCATTATAACTTGCACTATCATAAACTCTTAATCTATAGGGCAATGTAGCATACGAAGGATTTTTAGCCCATCCAATTTCTTCATTTAATTCTCCATTAGTTACTAGTATTTCTGAACCACTTAACTCACCATTATAAAATTCATCTTGTGAATCGTGTATATAGGTAATAGAGCCTGATAAAGTAGGTTCTGTAATTTCCCAACTTTGGGTGATATTAAATTGGGGAGGAGTTGGATATGTGTTTATTGTTTGAGTTACTAGTGCTGTAGAAGAAGATGCAAATAATATAGAATTTCCACCTGAAGAAGAATAAAAAGTTGCGTTTTGTCCTGTTGTAGCATTAAAGGATATTACATATCCCGAAGCTAATTCAACTCTTCCTGTATTTAAGTTAATATTTGAAACTCTAGCTCTTTTTGCATTTGCAAAATTAGAACCTGAATAAAAAGGTGGTGTATTTGGACTTACTGTAGGTGAAATATCTACCCATAAATTAGGGTTACCATCGTAAGAAGAAGAAATAAATCTATTAAACCATTCTAAATCTGGGGCATTAGTAGAAGGTGAAAATGAAGGGAAACTTATATAATCCTCTGATTCTATAGGAGCATCAATATTTCCTAAACTTCCTGAGTATCTAAATTGTGTTGTTTGTAAAGAACTAGTTGTTGAAGACAAATAATTATTGTTAAAAGGATTAAACATTCCTGCTGGTCCACCTTCTGTTGTTACTATTCTAGAACAAGATATTTCTGTTTCTTGAGAAGCCGTATTCCATATATGGTGAGTTTTAATGCAACCACTTAAGTCTTCTTCAGTATAAGACATTTGTGGGTGAGGGTATTTATCTCTTTCTAATAAATGTTGTTTTATTACTAAACCTGATGCTAAACTAGTTCTTGCAGGTATAAAATCTTTAATCATTTTAAATAATGAATTATCAAAGAATTTTATTAACCTAACAAAATCTACTAAATCATATTGTTTAATATATTTTTTAAAATAATCTTCACTTAAATTGTTTAAATCGGGATAAATTATAGACCTAGATGACCTTTGTCTAGGATCACCTATATAATCACCAATATTAAAATGACCCATTTGTCCTATAATATCGTCATTAATTTGATTTTGTGGGGAAAATGCTACTTCTAAATAATTTATATTTTCAGAATATGATGCACTTGCTTCTGTTGTTTGAGCTATTTTTCTATATTGTGATAAAGTATTACCAGGAAGGACATTACTTTCCCATCTTATTTTATCATTAATTCTATTTTTAATACCTACTGCAGGTTGGTCTTGGAAGAAATATTCTGTGTTAGGTAATGGGTTATGAGATACATTATATGTAAAAGAATTATTATCATTCATAAATGATGAAGTAGTAACCCAAGATCCTGATACTTTAGGGTGGATTGAAGAAGTAGACATTTGTTGTACTACTTTAGTACTACCTGAAATTAAAGTACTTCCATAATTAGAAGCACCATATATTCCAACACCATATAAAGTAGGTGCAAAAGAACCAGTTGTAACATCTTTTAATAATTCACTTCCTAAAGCAGCTCTAAATATTAATTGATCAGGTGAACTATTAATTCCATTACCTTCAAAAGATAAGGGGTTCATTATATAATCCTTAAATACATTTTCATTAATAGGTGTAGTATAATATCTTATTTCTTGGAGTGAACCTGAAAATCCTGGGTAGTTTGTAGTAATTCCATCCGTGTGGGCTTTAGCAAAATTTGATATATAAGAAGTATCCCATAAATTTGCATCCCCAATAACACTCGAGGTATTATAAAAACCAATTGAAGTTCCTGTGTTACCATTATATATTTTATTCCCTGCTGATAATATAAATGTATCGGACTCTGTTTTTTTAATTTGCACAGACCACCAACCCCCATCAAAAAATGGTAATTGTATAACAGCCTTTCTTGTAACGTCAGATGCATCAGGTAAAAAAACTAAATTTCCAGTTTTATAATTAGGGTCAGGTATAGAACCATTATATAATGAACTACTTAATAAACCTGATTCGCGATATTGTAAGTATAGTTGACTACTAGTTCCTGCACCCCCACCACTAGTTAAACCCCATAAAGTTTGACTTGTATTACTTAAACCATAGGGAGAGGTCCCTGATGTAATTTCTTCTGCTTTAAATCTAAATTGAATAGTATTAGCTCCAGAATCTAAACCATTATAGTTAGGATTGGGTTTCCATTTTTTGTTAATACCTATTCCTATACTATTATCTCCCCAAGGAGTTGTAATGAAATTATTGTTTCTAGTATTAAGTGAATAGTTAAAATTGTTAGAATATAAATCCCAATCATTAGCGTTAACTTTATCTTTACCGCCAAATTCAGATATTTTTAATATAGTATCAGGTATACCATATGATGTTATCAATGCTCGTAGTCCAGCAGTTGTTCCTTTAGAATTAAGTAAATATGGGATGTTATGGTATAATCTTTTATATAAGGATTTATTAGTATCATCCATTGATATAACATCATTTGATGCTGATATTAATGTGTTTACAAATTCCATTCCTGTAGGTACTGGGAGAGTTTGGGATATTTCTGGGAAAGGGAATAAAGAACCACTTGGAGTAATACCTAAAAATGCCGTGTATAGTTCTTGGTTAGAAAAGTTATTTTGATATAATTTTACACCAAAATCTTTTATAGCATCAGATACTAAATCTTTAGAAATACCAAAATCTAACCTATTATCAGCATTATACTTTTGAGAAACATCTTTAGTATATATCCAAACATTATCATAATATTGAGCAACCATATCAACAAATAATTCATAAGGTTGATTAGCTACATCTTCTCTTAAATATTCAGGTATGGATTTTAATAGTTGGTCTGGGTTTTGGTTGTCAAAATACCAAGCATTATATAATTGACCTCCATAATAAGCATTAGATTCAATTAAACTCCCATACCATTGTAAAACTTCTATACTTCCAGTTTCAGCTAATTCGTAAGGTTTTATTGAATTTGTTTTAGGCCAAGATTTAGAACTTGATTGGTAATATAAAAACTTATCATAGTTATCAAAATTAGTAACAATAGAACTTATCTTATTTTCAAATAAAGTAATAGATGAAGATGAGCCAGAAGACAATTGTAATTTGTATATTGAGTCTGAATACTGTTCTAATAAACTTGCCTTGTAATAAAAATTTTCTAAACGAGTTTGGGCTGAGCTAAAGTGAATAAATTCATTATAATTACTATAGTCTATACTTATATTAATAGAAGATTGAGATAATAATCCTTGTAATTGATTGTAAGATCCTGTTGGGCCTCCTAATAAAATATCATTTTCTGATAGATTTAATGATGAATTATTAACTTCACCTTTAATTGGAATATTAAAATTAGGACCTTGTAATGGGAATGAATCTATAAAATTTTGAACTTGAGGTATATAATTTACTCTAAAAGCTTCTGGGTTTGAAAAATTAGTTACAATATGAAGTTGAGATTGTAAACTAAATTGAGGAGGTAAAGGTTCGTATAACTTAATTAAAATCGATAGATTGTTTTCATTTTCATCATCTAATTTAATATTATTAGCTATAATTAATTGATTATTACTAAAATTTAATTGAAAATCCGTAAAATAAACGTTTTCTTCTCTAAAATCTATAAAATCATCAGTTTGGTCTTCAATATCAAAATCAGATAAAGCAGTACTTTCTAATCTAAGTTCTGTTCTGTCTGATGAGATTTCAGATATATAAAGTTGTTGAAATTGAGAACCTATTCTATTTGTTACAAAATTATAATAAGCTATATATTTTCCACTATCATAGCCTTGACTTTGGACATCTATATCAGGATCAATATCAAATTGAGATATTCCTTCTCCAGATGAAGGGCTATCATCTAAAACTGTATATCTTTTATAACTGTTATTAAAAAATACTAATTCATCATTTAAAGTATAAATACTGAATTCTATAAAACTAGAGCCTGTTAAGGTAGTATCGATATCAACTTGGGGTATTAAACCTGAGTCTGATTGTTTATAAAATTGAAACTGATATTTATCTGCTGATACTGGAGTAGCCATTATAAATTATATTGTTTTTTTATCTTTTTAATAAAATTTTTACTTAGATTAAGTCTTTTTGCTCTTTTACTTTTATTTGATTTTGGATATGTTTTAAAATCATCTCTTACCCTTTGAGTTGGGGATTTGGTTGGTGGTGGAGGTGGTGGTTGTGGTTGTGGAGTATTTTCTACTTCTGCTTCTGGGATTATAATAGGTTCTGGTTCTACTTCTGGTGGTTCAGGGATTGTAATATTAGGAGCATCAGGAAGGGATGTAGCAAAATTTGCTACTTCTCTTTGAGAATCTAATAATTGTTCTCTTAATGTAGCTATTTCGGCTTGCAATAAAACAACTATATCATTTTCTGCATTGAAATTTATATATTCACCGCTTGTTTTAACTAAATATTCATGGGATTCAGGACCTACTTCATTTATTTGAAAAAATAATTCGTTGTACATATTAAAAAATTCTTTTACAGAGGGTTGGTCCTGGACTTGTTCTTGAATAGTTTTAACTCCTAATTCTTTAAACTTAGTATCAATTACTTTAGTGTAAGAATTTTTATTAAATACGTCTTTATTTAGTTGTATATTTGGCATTATAATGTATTAACTATCTTAAAATAATAATTGTCATCTAATATCATTGTTGATCCCTTTAGTTTTGTTTTAACTAAAATTTTGTAATATCTTTCTGGTTCTAATCCATTCATATATAAATCAAAATAATTACCTTGGTTATCAGAACTTAATTTAGTATATGTTTCGTCGAAATCTACAACAAATTCGTTGGTATCCAAATCTTTTACACCATAATATGATTCTGTTGGTAAATAATTTACAGATGTATATAAAGATGATGTAGTCCAAACTCTAGGTGGGTATTTAGGTGCTACATTAAATCTAAATCTATTTACTCCTTGAGGTGTGAATTTACCTGGGTTTTCAGCTAATGAAGATACTATATTTGTAGTTTGTAATATACTTCCAGTTGCTGAGCCTGTTAATACTGTTTTATAATCTACCCATTTAAATTCTAATTGTGGTGGGTATATAGTATTTGTGTCAACACTATAAAATTGCATTACAGGTTGAATTTGAGGATTACTGTTAAATTCAGCTTGACTTTCAAATTTAGTTAAAAAACCATAATTAGGTAAAGATGCTGTTGAAGGATATGCTATAGAACTACTATACCATCTATTTACTATAGTTTTAACTTCTACATTTAAATCTTTATCACTTCTAGTATCAAATGACTGTGACACAACAAAACCAGGATACCATGTTCCCCCTCCTGGTGGTGAGTAATTTGGGTCATATGAACCTGTTACTATTATCCCTGCAGCGTCACTACCACTTAAGGGCCACCTTAAATTTGAACCTTCAAAAGCTGGGGTAATCCATGAACATCCATCTGTAGTCATGGGAACATCTAAATACATTCCTGAACCATTCCACCAATATGAACCTGCGGGGTAAACTTCTACAAACATAGATTCAACTATACCTTGAGCAGTTGCTATAAATTGTCTAAAATTAGCAGTCCATTGGGAACCTGATATTAAATTATTAAGAGTGTCTTCAATTTCTTCTTGTGAAAATTCTGTTATAATTCTAGCTACTTGGGGGCTAGTGTCTACTGAAATATTTAAATTAGAAATTTGATTAACAGCATCTATCCCGGAATTCATAAAAGGATAGAATGAATAAATACTTGCGTCTTTTATTGGGAATAGTTTATATATTGCCATTATTTTAAATTTTTAAGGTGTTTGATTAAAAAATGAACCTATACTACTAAATGCATCTGATGCCCCATCTTTAACATTATCTATATAACCTTGTAATTTATCTTCTACTTTATTAATTTTATTTTTTATCTTATTTTTAATGGAAGAATCTTTAACTGGGTTATTTCTGTAATAATTATCTAAGGTAAAAGGTTGGTTAAATTGAGAAATATAAGGATTTTTATCTCTCCATTGATTTAAAGTATTATTTACAATTTTTCCATCTAAATCCTTTATAGGTCCTCCAATTGAATATTCGCTGTCATATAAGTTATTTGCTTTTATATTAACATATTTCCCCCCTGGGATATTGGGAGCATTAGTTCTAACAACGGGACTATATTTAGATTTTTTATTTCTTAAACTCATGTTTTATTTTTTTATAAAGGTACTACTCTACCTTTTATATCATCATTTGGAAACCTTACTTCAAATATACTTGGATCTAAACTAGGATAAATTACTCGGTTTAATGTAGCCGATGACATATCATAGGCATATTGAGAGTATCCTAAAGAGGCTCCTACTTTATTTGAAAATTTAATATCTTTTACAGTTTGTACTCCTTCTACTCTATCTAATCTAACAAATAAATCACTTGTAATAATTGGTTGGTTTATTTGCCATTTATCTCTACTAAAATATTCTTGTAATGAATTAATACAAGCTAGTATTACTTGGCTATTTATAAAATTAGGTAAAACTATAATTTCAAAATCAATAGCTATGTTAATAACATAAGCATTTTTTATTTCAATACTATCACCTATCATTTTATTTTGGGATAAATAAGTTCTTAGGTTTTTCTTTAGTGCATCTGAAGCATCTACAAGTTGGTTGTCAGTATTTTGAGATAAAATATATAAACATAAGGTTTCAACTGTAGATATTTGGTTATCTAATGTTGGTTTTTCAATATAAGCTTTAGCTACAGATCCAAATTTAGGGGGCATACTCATAGCTCTAACCATATAATCATCTAATGTAACTGATCTTTGCTGAGATGCTATTTGCATTAAAGTATTTTGTCTAATTTCTTCATCTGTATCTCCTGCTTGTCCTCCATCTGCTGCTGCTGGGTTAGTACCTGCGACAGTTCCAAATACATAATTAGCTATATTTTCGTCTAAGTTAGGTATATTAAATTTAGTATTTTCAGTACTAACTCCTTGTAAATCATTAGCAGGAACATTAGATTCAACACCACCACCAGTTAAATATCTTACTGTTAAAGTTGTATTTGAAGGTGCTATACCATAAGTATTAGTAAATAAAAAGTTTGTTGGTGAAAAAGCTGTTGTAAGTTTAGTTTTTTCAAAGGGTAAACCTATACCTATATTATTTGGGTTTGGTGTTATTAATTCATCTGTATCTGCTGAGTTTCCTGCTCCAAACTGTATTTGTAAATTTGTTTCAGATGTTAATCTTGTAGTAAATCTTCTTTGTATTTTTTTTAATTGTAATAAAAAAGGAGCATTACTGTTATCCGAATAATAATTTGGGTCATTTACATTAGTATTTTTAATACTATTATAAACCATTTCTTGTCCTAAATAATCTACTTCATACCAGGTATTATTATCTGAATCTTTTATGTCTAAAACACCCATTATATTACCCGTATTAATATTAATAGTTGGAAATTGCTCAAAACTTCCAAAGCTAAAAATTTTTTGTTGAATATTGGAAGAAATAGCATTTCTTGTCTTTTTTAATAAATAATATTGTGGAGAACTATTTGCTATTTGATAAATTGATATTTCAGTAGGGTCTGAAGAACTTGAAACTGAAAAATCACATTTGTCTTCTATTATAAAAGTTGATTCTGGGTTTATATTAGAGGTTATAGTAGTGTTTTCTTCTATAGTTACAGCATAATCAAAATCAGGAACAAAATTTCCACCTACTTGCTTTGAAGGAATTTGTTGATATAATTCCATAGTAGCCTGAGCTGCTCCTGTTGCTTTAGGTTTATACCCAAACATATAAGCTAACTCATATAAGTTATTGGTTTGTCTAGCAAATTGTGTAAATGTTTCTTGTAGTTGATTATCTAAATAGAATGACATTACATCACCTACATAAGCAGCTTGTTCCATAAACATCATTCCAGGTGATGCTGGTGAAAAATCATTGTAAGTATTAGGAAAATATGTTTTAGAATATTCTATTAATTTAGATCTTATATCTGAAAAATCTCTATTTATGTATTTTATATCTCTTTTTAACTCAGCCATTATTGAAAGTTCATTTGTAAGGTATCTGTAATATTAGTTTGGTTAACTGAATATTCTAATACTGCATTTATAGTATGTGTATCTTCTATAGTATTTAAATTTAAACCTAATACTGATATATTAGGGAAAAATAATCCAATATCACTTTCTATTTTTTCTTGTAAGAAATCCATATTATTATCCGTTATTTGTTCAAATATAAATGATCTTAACCCTCCCCCAAATGTAGGATTTAAAGGTCTTTCTCCAGGATTTGTTAGAAAATAATTTATTAGGTTATTTTTAATAGCTGCGGCTGTAGTATAATTTTGATAAAATACTCCAGGAGCAGAAAAAGGTAAATCTACCCCTACAGCAGCACTTTTATTAAAGTCTATAGGAAATATTTGTTGTGCTCCAAATGCCATTATCTAGTCATTAATCCCATTATTTGATTCATATTTACTTCTCCATCAGGTAAAGCTCCATTTGGTGAAGTTGTGTCTCCACCACCTTGAGGATTAAAAGGTTTATTGCCAAATCCTTGAGCATGTGAGCTATTTAAGTTTAACCCTGTTTCACCTATAATATCTAAATAAGATTGTCTTTGTTCAGCTAAAGATTTTTTAGGTGTTTGTGTAACAGGTGCAGGTGTAGTTGATGTAATACTTTCTTGTATTGGTTGTGTAACTACAGCTTTAGGTGCTTTAACTGCTTCTAGTAAAACTTCCTTTAGCTCCTCTTGTATGGCCTCTCTAACGGCTTCTTTGATTATTTTTTTAAGTGCTTCAGTTTTCATTATTGTGTTTGTTATAAATATTAAATTAATCTGCTTTTAAATTATTTTGTTTAATGTAAAAAGTTAATTCATCTATTAGTATCTGATCATTAGATGAAAACGACCATTCTCCTTTTAACATTACTACACCACTAGGTGATTTTGCTATTCCTCTTTTTCTTTTTATCGTTGATTGAGTTGTTTCTACTTCAGTATCTAAAGTAAAACCATTTACAATTGGAAGGTTATTTGATTCTTTTTCTGTTCCTGGAGGGAATAGTATTGTAGGAACTTGTTCGTTAGGTAGAGCCCCTTCAATATGACATTTTTGAATTAAAGCATCTAATAAACTTAAAAATGATAAAAGTTTTGCCAACATAGTTGTTATTAATGTTAAAATCATTAATAATCCTGAAGTTACTACTTTTAATTTTTTTAAAAGTTTATCTAATTTATCTAAAGTTCCACCTGGGGTTAGTAATGATTTTGAAGGGTCTGGGGCTCCTAATCCTGCTATTGGAAATGAAGCAACTACAGTTTTTACTACATCTAATACTACTTGACCTATTGTTACAGCTTTATCAGCAAAATCAACACCAATTTTAATAGTATTTAAAACATTAAATATATTTTGTAATATTCTAGTTAAATCATTCTTTATTTTTATTATTTTATTTAAATCATCTAAGTTTGTAGGACAAGTTGTATTTAATTCATCCATTTTTTTCCCTAAAGCTTCTTGAGCTTTTCCTATTCCAAACTGTGTTATTAATTGTAAAACCTGTGGAATTAAAGACTGGCGTATTCTATCTATAATTTGGTTACCCATATCTTTGATAGCAAAAGTTTCTGGATCTTTTAATTTTTGTGCTATTTCTATTCCTTTTATTACAGGAGGGGGAATAACTATTTGGTCTATTATTGCTTTTTTAACTGAGATTTTTTGATTTTCTAAAGGTATGATTATTTCAACATCTTTAATACTTTCATCTAAATTAAAAGGAGAGTATCTTTCTGTAGAATAAAATATTTTAGAAGCTATAACATCAAATAAAAAAGTTTTTTTATTTTCATTTCCTAAGTTGTCTAAAACTTTCCAGGTTTTTTCTCCTACTTTACCATCAACTTTAAGTCCCTTTTGACCTTGAAAAGTTTTAACAGCTGCTTTCGTTTTTGATCCAAAATCACCATCTACTTTTATAGCTAATATTTCTTGTAAATCTTTAACAGCATCACCTTTTGAACCCTCTACTATTAATGGTCTTTGGAGAGAAACAACTGGAACATATGTTCCTATTAATTGAAATTTTCCATCTACATCCGTAGTTGTAGATTCAGATTTACCTGGTTTTTTAACATTGGTTTTTACAGTTGCTCCTTCAATAGGGTCATTAGTTTCTTTATCTATAACCATCCCAATTAAATCAAAATTTTTCAATGGTGTTCCTACACATGGAATATTTAATACATCTCCAGGAAATAATAAATTTTTATTTTGTAAATAATTTTTACCATGAAAATAAGTTTTATCATTAGATTCAATTCTTCTTCCTTTTAAATAAGGGTTTGCTTTGTATATTTGGTCAACCCTTTTACTTTCACTAATACCATCTACTGGGAATTTTCTTGCTATTTTGTATAAATTATCATCTTTAACTACGATGTATTCATCCATAATTCCATCTTTGCATGGGCTTTCAGCAACAACTTCAAATTCATCTAAAGTTTCATTTGATTCTTCTAATTTAATAGTTCCAAAATCTAAAATATTATTAGTAATGGTTTTAGATATTGTTTTAGGAGTATAACCAATAGATGTAAAATTAAAACTATAAGTAGAACCTATACTTAAAACATGAGAAGCATTGATATCACCATTTACATTAGCCGCAAACCCAACAGTACCAGGATTTGGGAGGATTTTACAATTAACTAAAGGAACCCCTTCTGTTTCATTTGTACTTTCAACTATTTTACCTATGATTGTTATTACAGTTGCCATTATAAAGTAAATACTTTTGTTGATTTAATATTTTCTAGATCTTCTAATAATAGTTTTAAAATTTCATTTGTAGAATCTGCTGCTTGTCCTTTACCCATGTCAGCAACAGGATTTCCACCTGGCCATACTGTATCTAGAGCCATAATACTTATGGTTTGTGATAATGCGGTTATTAGGTTAAATAAAACATCATATAACTCATGACCTTTAATTAAAGGTTGGTTTGCATTTTTACTACCTAATTTAATACTAGTACCAGCATCTACAACAAAATTAGAAGGAGTATCAAAATTAAAACCTTTTTGGGCCCCAAAACTAATTGTTTTTTGAGAACTTAATAGGATGTGGTTATCTGTAGAATTGAATACTAACCTTCCAGAATTAATTATTATTTGTTTTCCTGCATAACTTAAGGGAGAAGTTGGTGTTTGTTCTTGGACTGAGTATGAATTATATCTTCTAATTGAGGCTTCAAGTGGTACTTTTTGTGTTGAAGTTAAATAAATAGATGAATCATTTTTATTTATATTTTCAGTTACCCAATCAAATCCATTTTCATTTTGACCATTTGATATAATTGTTATGGGAGAACCATTATCTCCTACATTAGACCAATTATTGGATGCTGTAATCTTTCCTATTAAGGGTCTAGCAGTACTCCCTAATCTTATAGTATTACCAAATCTACCTTGATATATGTTATCTCCTGCAAATGGTAAAAGTGGTGTTGAAAGTTCATCTTGTTCAATAAATGTTTTTTGTGATGGGTTTATGGAACTATTAAATTCATAATTTGGTGTTGGGTTGCTTATTGTTTCTTTTCCAAAACTATCACCTTTTAATGAAATATTATAAGATTTTGTTGGTAGTGGGTTTATGTGAGGGTTATTAAAGAAATTAATAGCCGGGAGATAATAAAATAAATTTTTTCCTTTACTTGTAATATTAAAAATATCAGGAAGATTAAAAAGTAAAACATATTCGTTTATTAAAGGAAAGGAAGAAATATTAGAAAAGTAAGGTTTAGCGAATTGTTCATCAGAAGGATTTTCACCATTAACAGAGTAAAATATTGTTCCTATACTACCCCAGTATCCTTTTTCTACATATTTAGGGTGTTGTGGGTTTAATATAATATCCGTTACTTTGCCTATTTGAACCTTTGCGTTAAAGCTAGATTCAAATTTTTCTTTAAATATACCAGCTCCATTACTTGAGTTATTCCCACTATTATTACCTTTACTACCTTTACCCCCAAATAATGCCATAATTATCCTTCTTTTTTAGGTGGTAGTTGTAAATTATTTATTTCTTTAAGGAGTTGTTCTTTTTCTTCTTCTGAAATACCAAATCCATTTTCTTCTGTTCCTTCGTTTGCGAAGATACGTTGGAATATTGTTGCTACTTTTATAAGCGCTTCATCGTTTTTAATACCAAGTTCCATGTATTCTTTGATGAGTGGCACAATCATTGTAGCATCACCTATATCGCTTATTAATGGTTTAAGCTCATTGATTAATGCGCTAATTTGTGTTTCTTTCTTCTTTTGATTATCGTAAATTTCTTTAAGTAAATCCGAGTAGGATTTTTTCCCGAATACTTTTTTATCTAAATGACTCATAGTTATACGTTTAGTTCGAGTATAAATATAATTAATTAAGATTTTTCGAAGTCTATATAGCCTGTTTCTAAATAAAAAATATAACTTCCTTTAAATAAACCATATAATTTAGTAGCTATTTTAGTTATTTTGGGGGTTTTTACTTCTAAACCATGACTAGCCATTATTTCTCTAATGTAGATGTATAATGCTTTTTTGTTAAATATTTCTAAATTTTCTCTTTTACGAAATAATTCTAATATTGCATCTGCTACTTGAGCATCATTTCCTTTTGAAAAAAAGACATCAAATTTGTTTTCAACATATTTTACATAAGCATCTATAAAAATAGATAATCTGTCTTTTTCTTTTTCTTCACCCATTTGATATGAGTAATTGTCATCTTTAAATAATTCATCCACAGGTGCTGTTTGTACACGTTTTTTATAATTTTTTGTGTTATATATAATTAACCAATTTTTTGTTATAGTACCAAAATATGAATATGCTTTTGCCCCATTATCTGGGTTGAATAAGTGAATTTTTGATAATAAAAATGTTATTACTTCATGTTGTAGATGTTCTATTTTATCTACTTCTGTATAATAAAATTTAAAGGTGTGAATTATATTTTCTGTTAATTTAAAAAAAGCATAATGAATTTCATTTCTATAGATATTGCTTCTTAATTTAGAATCTTTAATTGAATCTAATGAATTATATCTGACAATTGCTTGTTCTGTATCTTTAGTAAAGTAGTTTTTACTCTTAGGTCGTCTTTTTTTAGCCACGGTAATCATTTTAGTCTTTTTAACTTGAAATCGTTTAGGATATCTTGTAGTTGATGAATAGATTTGAAAAAGAATCCAACTTCATCATCTGACTTAAATGCTCCGGATTTATCTATTTCTTCTAATTTTTTATCTGAAAGTTCTATTACTTTAGAAAGTCTATCTAAATATTGTAAATATTCAACTAAAACATCTTCTTGCTTTTCGTTTTTACGCATTAAATTAAAAGTAGTAAATCCTAAGATTACTACTAATATTGATAAAACTGATATGGAAACTATTTCAATCATAAACTATTTAACATATTTTTTAACCCTTCACTTTTCATTGAGCCAAGTGCTTTAGTTTTTACATCCAATTTTTTAGCCTTAGGTTTATCTAAAACTTCTTCATTGAATTTTGATAGCCATACGTGTTCGAATTCTATTCTTGCTGCCATTAAGTCTGCCTGATGGACAATAAATATCATGGAAGTTCGAGGTTTTTGCTCTGGCATGTAATTCTTTAAATAAGGCTCATTTGCTTGGTCATATAACCCGTCATGTAGTTTAATACACATCCATTCGTTTTCGGTAAGCTTGATATCATGGTCAACTAGTAATTTAATAGATCTGTCTGGGACTGACATATAAGCTAGTTTCTTGTTGTATTGATACATTTCACCTAGGTTCTTTTTTCTCCAATCATCTTGAGATGGTAAATAAGCTATTTCTTCACCGTTACCCATTTTACCTAAATCATGGTTTATAGCTGAGAATACTAATTCTTCAATGGTGAATGTAGACCTATCCATTTCAAATTCTGCCCATACATCATACATTCTAAGAGATGCTTCAACTACTCTATTTACATGGTCAATATAACCACCTGGGAATGCATTGTGGTAAGCTGTTTTATGTGATGCTGGCATTAGTACAATGTCATCTTCGAATTTCTTGTAAAATGCTAGTACTTTTTCTCTTCTAGGATTTGAGATGTAGGTGTTAATGTAACCTATAAATTTTTCCCAATTTGATTGGATTTGTTCTGCTGATAGACTCATTATGATTCCCTTTCAATTATATCCATTAAATCTTGGAGGGTTTCTTTAATTGATATGTAGGTGTTTTTATAATCTTCTCTGGAACCACCTCTATTAATATTCATATCTTGTCTTTGGATTAGACCATTTAATTTACCTAGTCTATTTTGAACTATTTGTTTATTTCTCATAACTTTATTTTAATATACGGTAATATACGAATGTAATCTGGGGTGTCCAAATTATTCTTAATTTTATCCAACGTTATCCAACGTTATTACCTTTTACCTTTTTTTATTATACGTTTTTTTCAAACCCCGTGATGGGAACGTAATAGATTAGGGTTTTGACTCCAAATTATCTTTAAGATACTTTTGAATTTTTACAAAAAAAGCACATTTTTCATACTCTTCTCGCTCTTCAAAGAAAGATATTGATAAGTTTAGTGCTGTGTCTAAATAATCATCATGTTGGATTTGTAAACTGCCTTGCCATATTTCTTCATCTATCAGACAATCTTTAATGTAACTCCAGGCTCTGTGGTGTGCTATATATTCTCCTACTTCTTCCATTCCCTCCATCTCAAACTCATCTTCAGGGGTTTGAAACATATTGATAAGTTTCTTTTGGAATACATGCTGGTTTAAGATGATTTTTTTAAACATTCCAACTTTATAGGTTGGTGTTCTTTCAAAATCAGCCATATTAATGGTAGAAGGTGTTTTATTAGTGGACTTTTTATCGTCACTTCCAAATAGGTTAAATATAGAGTTTATATCCATTACGGTAATAAATATATTACCCTTTAAATAAAACCCAAATTTATTTTAACTTCTAAATTCTTTACTTAATTGTTCTAATGCAGTAGAATATTCTATTTTTTCAAGTTTGGTAAGTGATGCATACCATTTAGGGAAATCTCCTCCCTTTATTTCCATTAATTGTTCTTTTATATTTCTCATTTGTATTGTTTTCCTATTTTTTCAATTGCTTCTTGTGCTTCAACTAATGGTATATCAAAAAATTCTCGTTGTTGATTCACGCGGTAGGTCGCTAATTCTTCGTGGACTTCTCGCTCTAGTTGCTCGCCGTTGAAACATTGAAATGCCCATTCTACTTTATATGGTAGTGCTACACCGGTGGAAGCACTTATTTGTTTAGCTCTAACCTCAGGTTCGTGTTTGGTGTAACCTATTTTGAGTATATTGGGTAGTGTGGGGTTTGATAAAATGTATACCCATTGGTCAGCTTCACCTCGGTTGGAATATATGTCTTTACGTCTGGAGGTGTAGTATGTTATTTTATCCCATCCATCGTCGTCTTCTGTTTTAGTGTAAAAGCGGATAGGTGAGTCTAGTAAGTCTTCTTCTAAACTAAAATATTTAGATGCTTTTTCTTCTGTTATTTTTTTAATCTTGGGTAGTGACATTTATCTTATTTTTTGGGAAATTAGTGCACGGGCTTCTGTAACTTCTGATTCTACAATACCATTTCTACCTTCTTTCAAAGCTAAACGATTGGTACCATAACAATATAAGGGCCCATCGTAATCTTCTCCATTAATCCTTCTTTTACCATCCCAACTTTTAAAATCATTACAAGTTACTCTATGCCATCGCTGACCACCTGTTAAATATACTTCTAAGTTAGCTGAAGTATTAAAATCATATATTGGTTTATCTGTAAATCCAGTTTTTTCTGCCATGTTATATAATGTTTATAGTGAATTGAAATGTTTCGATTTGCTCATCTCCAAAATGAGAATTGTTGTAGTGAACTTTTACAAATACATTTATTTGGTCTCCTATCATCTCATCATCTAACATAAAATTTTGGGTAGGATTATAGTTATATCTTGAGTGTGAACCTATTATGGTTGGAGCATAAGGACAGGTTGTGCAAAAATGCATAGGTATTTGATATCCAGCTATATTATATGGTGGGTGAGAAGCAATTAAATCATTCATAGTGTAAGTGTAATTGCCTATTGGGATTGGAGTTGATAAAGTGTTATCATTGAACCATCCTAAATATGAGTATTGTGGTATTGTAAATGAAAGTGAATCAAATACTACCCAATAATCTGAGTCGTACATGCAGTCTATTTGTGGTACGTCATTAATCTCAACATAATTACCTTCCATTTTTTCTAGTTGGCCTGTTATTTGAAAATAATTTAATCCATCCCATGGTATGTTATATTCTCCATTTGAGCTTGGGTTTATAGCTTGTCCTTTATATATTATTTGGAATGTAGAATTACAATCTCCATCGGGACATGGGGAACCTGTTGTTGTTTCTATTTTAGTACATGATGGGTGTAGGCATAGTATTAAACCTAGTAATATTAGTGCGAGTATTTGTTTTGTTGTTTCTTTCATAACCTTTATTTCTTTATTTACGTCGTAAATATACGAATCCTATTTGGGGTATCCAAATATTTTTATGGGAGTCTTTAAGAAATAGGTCCTAGTTGTGTGCGGTTGTCAAATTCTACAATATTTGCAGCTCCTCCGTTTAGTGAAACTTCTACTTTACCTGCTCCTCTTAAGGTTATTAAACCTCCTGGGATGTTTGTTCCTGGTGTGAATACTATTGATGAAGAGCCTTCTGGGACTGATATTGCCATTTGGTAGTCTCTTACTACTATTGCTTTTCTTTCTATGTTGACTAGGTTTGTAAAAGTGGTTCCTAGAAAAAATTTTTCAAGGAAGTTAGAAGGGTAGGGTTGGTTTTCGGGTTGAGTTTCTAAAACTACATATCCTCCTTGCCCAGTGTTGTTAAATGTTAGTGTTGCCATGGTGATAAATATTATCTACCCCAAGGAAAATTTTTAAGTATTATGAAAATGGCAGCAGGCCATACTACTATTATGAAGATTCTAGTGAAATGGTCATATTCTATCTTTTCCCCCATGTCATTTTCGATTTTGTCTCTATAGGCACTTAAATGCATGTCTAGTAGAAACATTATAATGATTCCAATTAGTAGGTAGTATAGTATAAACATCATATTTTTTTGGGATAAATATACGAACCTTATGTGGGGGAGCCAAGTATTTCTCATGAGCTCTTTCTTCATTGTGTATACTTAACATACATATATACTTTAACCCTAACCCTTTATCTTAAGAAAAATTTGGGGGGTGTGACCTCTTTTATTATATTAATCATAACCCTTGAATGGGGAATCTAATAATACCGAATATATAGGAAGCGAGTATTATTATTTCCAGTATTCATGTAACGGGTAAGTTCATTGACGTACTGAGTGGGATATTTATGCTATGTTATGGTATTATCCCCTATATTTTTAATTACTGTGTTTCTATCGTGGTGGTGTATTATGTATTTTGTTCTGGAATATATGGATGGATGAAGCTAGGTTCTGCTTCTAAAATAACATCCCACATTTTTTTGTATATATCTTGGTTCGGTATGGAGAATCCGTCGGTGAGGAAGATTTTGAGAATCTTGGATTTTGTATCTTTTGGATTTTATGGGCTTTGGTATGTAGGATATTTGTATATACAACATCGATGGTAAAGGGTGGTACTTCTGCTAAACATACATCTACCTTTCTTTGGGCGGTATACACGCGCTATATGGACACCTACGCATATGGGCTATATAGCATAATATGCGCGTACGTACGCCGGCCGCCGCATTCCATACTACGGTATAACTTAAGTTAATATAACATGGTAAATACTATAAATGTAAGGGGTAATATAGTTGTGAGGGCGTTATGAACACCGACGGTAAACATTTACCCGTATAACCAGGTACGGACAACAGTATCCCTACCGTGGTAGGGAGTACGTTGGACCTTATTTATGCACGCGGTGTAAGTATTAACTACACACCGGGCCAGTCATTATCATTACCTGCCTTGTATACAGTTATGCACCAACCATGCAGGCACCAATGTGCTCGACGGTGAAGGCTGAATATCATTATACTCATGTTTAATCTCCTTCACACGGCACATATATTCTCCATTCTTTACCACCGTATACATTAATTCTCCTTTACACGTGTTGCTATATTGCTTGTTGATGAAGAATTGCTTACCCACCATGTTGTTTAAATCCTCTATTTGATAATCTTCTATATACATAACCTTTATTTTAATTTAACTATTTCTAATGCTTCGATGTATGATAGGTCAATACCTCTCTCTTCTGCCATCATCATCTCTAATCTTGCTAAGTGGTGTAATATATCTGTCATAACCTTTATTTCTTATTTACATGGTAAATATACGAACCCTCCCTCGCCCCTCCACGCCTCCCCGCATAAGTCGTTGTGAGGTGTTTGTGAACAATCGTATGTTCATATATATTTTTAAGGTAAGTTGAAAAGGATGTGGATGATGGCAATGAAGGTTAACACCAGATGCATCTTAACCCATACCCACCCATACACGTTGTTTAGATACTATTGCTTGTCTATATTGGTTTGTCATATTTAGTGATTGTTATGTAGATGTTATATAATTTACCCATCCACCCCATCAAATACCACGTTAACCAACTATCTACAACGCGATATAAACACGTTCAACCAAAAAACATGGAATGTTATTCAAAAATGTAACCGCGCTTCATACGCCAAATATATTCCAGATTAATCTAAATAAGCTTACTAGCTTATCACACCGTAGTAGGACCACTATGTTGTTCTTCTACATTATGTTTTATACCATATCGATTTAAGATGGTAATGTCTTGTTGAGTGCCCATCAAGGTATGATGAGTAAAAGACATATGCGTCATAGGAATATTTATCGTATATGTTATTATTGCTGAGATATCCGTATCACCCCCCACATTACTGTTATCAAGAGCTTTTTTATTTTTCCCACTCATAACTTACCCATTTCATAATACGAGCCATCCTTACTTTCCCCACCATCAAAAAAACCAAACAACGCCATATCCGATTCCTTTATAACAACTGAATCCCAATACCCCATAGACATAGTAGTCTTATAGATATTAGCCTCATCCAACGTTTTAAATCTCTGCAAATCAACCTGACCATTACTCTGATCCCTAGAAAAAACATATAACCACTCCATAACTAACTTATTATTTTTTATTTTAGCCTTATAATACTTACTGAACAAAGCTCGTATCGGCATTCAAACCACCATTAGCACAACAAGACCCCAATATAGAATTATCCGTTTCCAATGTCATAACATATTCCATCAAATCGGTATTTTCCTGTTCCAAATCAAATAAACGATCAACGTGCATAGCATCTTGTATCTTACTATTCTCCAATAACTGAGTTAGCGCCCTATTCTTTCCATGTTGCCAAGTAATAACAACCATAGCTCCAATAATCGCTAACATAATAAACCTTCTTTTCATAACTTTACTTATTTACTTTATTTTACTCTGCAATTTAACCAAATACCCATTATACTTCAAAAACCGAGCACGAGCTTTCTGATCAATAAACCCAAACTTAACTGCCTGTTCTGATATCTGCTTATACAACTCCGCAATCCTAGCTTCAACACGCCTAGCATGTCTCTTATACTTCATTTTCTTCAAATAATTCATAATATATTTTACCATAAATACTATTCTTTTGAATCACCTTTCAAATCATTCCCATCCATTTTCTTTTGAAATTTCACAAAATCCTTATCCTTATCTGCTGTTAAACCACCAATAGTATAAGACTTATCATACTGCTCATCCCAAGGACCTTGTTCATCTGCACGTTCTAAAAAATCCAATACATCTGGATCATCAAATGGATTATCTTCATCATCTATTTCCTCTTCACCTAGCAATGGTTCATTAACACTCAAAATACTCTCATCCTCATACTCGGCTTTCTTATTAACCAAATACTTTTCTTCCCATTTATCCATAAAACCATCAAACACACCCCTCAATATATTAAATACCAAACCCAAAAACACACTTACAATAGCCAATGACCAAAGCCACAATACAATTTCCATCACTTGAGATCCCATACACTCGATTTTTTACGTTTAACTCTTCTAATTTTCTTTAATAGGGGCATATCAACATTATCCCAAAACGCCCACCAATTTGTTTTAGTCTTCGATTTCTTCTTCATCTATACCATATTCTAATTTAACAAACACCAATTCTTCCTTAGTAAACGACTCCGGATTAGCCGAAACAATATCCTCAACATGAGACATAAAATACTCCTCAAACTGATCATCCAAATAAACATCATCATACAAATACTCATCAATATAAACTGAATACCCTTGATCCAAATGCTCCATCACACGATCCGCAACATCTGAATCATAATAATGCACATCCTCATTTATAGAAGGATTCTGATCATCAAAAGTAACAACAAACAACTCATACCCATCCGCTGTAGACTCCGTATACGCTTTAACATCTGCCTTATCCCAATCATTCATATCATGATACATTGTAGTATCCAAATAACCAAGCACTATTTTCTTATAATTCAATTCCATAACTCTTATTTATTAATTCCTGTATATACGTATTACTTATTACTATTATGTGAAGAAGGCCTTTGATTTTTCGCTTGCTTACGTCTCTTCCATTCATCTGCTTTCCGTTTTGCTTCCACTATATGGTTCAAGCCACTTCTCCAACTTGACATCGTACTAACTGTTTGCCTTATACTATTTACACTCATAACTTTATTTTAATTGTTTTATTTGATTAAATATACGAACCTTTTTATTACCCCGCACGTTATTTTTTATTTGCTTTGTTGATTTCTTAATTAACTTGCCCTTTAACTCGGCAGTTACTTCATAACACCAACCAATACCACTAACTAATACTTTCTTACTCCCCATCTTTATTTATTTCCTCCACATATTCTATTTTATTTTCCTCCTCATTCTTCAAAACACAAGCAGCACAACACATACCTGAATTAGCCATCTGGACAGGTGAAAACCATGACATTAAACCTGCCATCAACATACTTACTATTTTAATTAATTTTCTCATATTATCTCCTCTACATTAAATAACTCCCTAAAATGCATAGGCGATAATTTTTTCTTATATGATGCTTTAATATAAGCTTCATGTAAATCTTTAGCATTTATTACACCTACTATTTCTTTATCTAAATCTGATACGTGAAAATATTTATATTTTTTCATTTGCTATAATGTTTATATAAGTTAATTGCTGCGTATATAAATATCCCAACTAAAATTACTGGTGGGTATAATATTGCTAAAGGTATTACTACTAAACCTACTATAATCCACATTAATATTATTTCTTCTTTATTTTTCATATTTTTCTATCTCTTATTTGAATACATTTATCATAATCCTCTATTTCCTCAAAATACTGGAGTACTGTATCTGCATCATCATAATCCTTAGGTAAATAAAATTCATCCTGATTTGACAATGTATCAAAATCTGTATTGCCTATTAGTAAATCAAATGCATTTGTAAAACTTGCATTTACTATTTCGTCTGTAATTGTTTCTACTTCTTCCATAACTTGTTTTTGGCCCCCAAAAGCGCTTGCGCGCCGGGAAATGAGGGTTGGTTATGTGTAGTTAATATCTTATTCAGCATTCATTGCTTCAGTGAATAACCATCCAACATGATTACTCTGATCAAGGCTAAAATGTAATTTATCCATTTTACCACCTCTTCTATTTTTACTGAAGAATAATACTCTACTACCTTCAGTGAATTTCATATGACCCATTCCTGTTAACATATGCTTGAATCTGTTTGAACCAGCAAACTCACCACCTTTGGTAACTTGTTGTATTATCATGAATGTTGTATTCTTTTTAGCTATATTTTCAGCTTTATTATGCTTTTCAAGTAAATTTAATACTTGGCTCTCAGCATTCTTGAAAGTACCACCATGAAAATCTACTATATTTGTACAAACTTCAGCCATACTATCTATAAGAACAACATCAAACCCTTGAGCTAATACACTCTTTAATACTACTATTGGATCTTTTTCTATGTAATCACCTAAAAATAATATATCTAATTGACCGAATTTTGGAAATCTTTTTACGTATCCAAACATATCTATGCTTGTCATTTCACCAGATATGAATAAACATTTCTGACCTTTTGCTTGTAAATCAGCTAATATATCAAGCATAACTGTTGATTTACCAACTCCTGGATCACCTACAAATGCAAAATTTGTACCTTTCATTAATCCACCTTCACTACTTAATAATGAATCTACTTTTTTACCAGTTGGCATTGGAACGAATAAAT